TGTATTTAATGATTATATATGTACCATGAAAGAAAATGGATATAATACATATTATAAAGTTTTAAATGCTTTGGATTATAATATTCCTCAGAATAGAGAGCGTATTTATGCCATATCTATTAGAGAAGATATTGATAAAAACCCTAATTATATGGTCAATTATACTGATAATATGTATTATAGGAATAATCTATACCCAAAACCATTAAAATTTACAAAACCATTATACACATTGCTCGAACAAAATGTTGATAAAAAATATTTTTTATCCGATAAGTTATTAAATGGTTTTATAGAACATCGTAACAGACATATATTAAAAGGTAACGGGTTTGGTTTTCGTGGATGTACCGATGTAAACTCTTATGCACATACTTTAACTACCAGAGAGGGAAGACGGCAAACTGACACTTTTATTGATGTAAAACAATTAAAGCAAATTGGATTTATAAAAAATAACGCACAAGGACAGAGAGTATATGATGAGAATGTTGCATGCACACTACAGGCAAATGGTGGGGGATTAGGTGCAAAAACAGGTTTGTATTTAGTAAAACAAGTAACAAAAACTGGATATGCTGTAGCTGAAGAGGGTAATTCAATAAATCTCGATCAGCCAAATAGTAAAACGAGACGTGGTCGTGTTGGAAATCAGAGAGCGAATACCTTGACTACTTCGTGCAACCAAGCTGTTATACAATACGGAGATATTCGAAGACTAACACCGAGAGAATGTTGGAGATTAATGGGTTTTGATGATAAAGACTTCGATAAAGCGAGCAATGTGGATATAGGCAGCAGAAAAATGTCAGACAGTCAGTTGTATAAACAAGCTGGGAATTCTATCGTTGTTAATGTATTAGAGGAAATATATAAGTGTCTTATGAGGTTATATCCAAATGATTTTAAACAAGATATGAATATAATTAGTTTATTTAGTGGAATAGGTGCTTTTGAAAAAGCGTTAAAACAGGTATAATACAATTTATATTAAAGGAGGATTAAATATGATATCAAAGAAAATAATGTCAATTATATACCTATGTATTATTATTTTTACAACAAGTCTTATTCTTGCACTATCTTTTGTAGCAATCAATAAATTCATATGGGCACAAGTAGCTCTTTTATTAAGTGCGTGTGTGGCAGCGATTATAATAATTATTATTGCTTTTGTTGAAATTATAAATACGTGGAGAGAAGCAAAAGAAGAAAATGAAAATCAAAGAGGTAGATTATGAAAGAAAGATGGGAGTTTACAATAGTTTTTAAAGGAAGAAACTTTATTGTGATAAAAGGTACTCTGTATAAATGTTACTCACGAAATTTACCAATTATTGGAATATTTTTGGATTGGAGAAAAGAGCGAGAGGAATTTTTTATAAAGGAATGGAAACTGGATGAGTAAAAATAATTACACTGTGTTACATTGTCATACAATGCTTAGTAATGCAACAACTACCATAGATAGTGTCACAAGGTTTCAAGACTATATTGACAAAGCTAAAGAGTGCGGAATGAAAGCATTAGCAATATCTGAGCATGGAAACATAATGGAGTGGTGGCATAAAAAATGCGCAATAGAAAAGGCAGGAATGAAATATATTCACGCCTGCGAAGTTTATGTTACAATGTCGCTCAAAGAAAAACTTAGAGATAATTATCACTGCTTGTTAATAGCTAAAAATAAAGAGGGATTTCATGAATTAAATAGTTTGATTTCTCAATCATACAATAAGAACGATGGACATTTTTACTATAACCCACGTATCACTTATGACGAATTAAAAAATACAAGTGATAATATTATTGTATCAACTGCATGTGTTGGTGGAATAATGAATAAGGGTGGGGACACTTTGCAAAATGATTTTTTATTATGGTTATATAAAAATAAACATAGGTGCTTCTTAGAGATACAACATCATCAAACAGCAGTACAGGTAGAATATAATAAAAAATTAATTGATTTATTTATAGGGTATGGTATTCCTTTGCTAGCTACCACAGATACACATTGTTTAAACGAAAAACATGTAAAGGGACGCAGTATCTTACAGAAAGCTAAAAATATTTATTTTGACGACGAAGAAGGCTGGGATTTATGTTTTAGGACATATGATGAATTGTGTGATGCTTTTCAGCGACAAGGAATAGCTGAAGAAATATATAAGATAGCTTTAAACAACACAAACAAAATTGCTGATATAATAGAGCCATTTGAACTTACTAAAGAAACTAAATATCCAAAAATTTACGATAATCCACTTCAAGTATTTAAAGATAAGGTTAATAAAGGGTATAAAGACAATCCTTATATCAAAGAACGACATTCTTTCACAGATGTTCAAAAAAGATTACATGAGGAACTAGAAGTATATCAGAAAACTGGAGCCGTTGACTTTATGCTTATGCAAGCTTATTTGAGAGAATGGGAAAATAAAAATGGAGTGCAATGTGGGTATGCCAGAGGATCGGCAAGCGGTAGTATGATAGCTTATTTGCTAGGCATAACACAAATGGATAGTATGAAGTTTGATCTCAACTTCTTTCGTTTTTTAAACCCTAGTCGAGTAACAAACGCAGATATTGATACCGATTATTCAGAAAAGGATAGGGTAAGGGTTAAGGAGTTTTTACTAAAAGACCATATGGATATTAATACTATTCAGTGTAGCGAAATTATAACTTTTAATACCATAGCTGTAAAAGGTGCAGTAAAAGATGTTGCAAGAGCAATGAATATTCCGTTAGATGAAGCTCAGAGTATAAGCAATCAAATAACTGATAATGAAATACCTAAAAAACTAAGAGAGCAATATTCCGAACTATTTGAGTATGTCGATATTGTAAATGGGGTAGTCATGTCTGTTGGATCACATCCAAGCGGTGTGTTAGTTACAGATAAAGACATTGCTTCTGAAATTGGAACTTGCACATTGTCCACCTCGGAATATCCAGTATCTATGTTAAATATGAAAGAACTTGATGATTTAATGTATGTTAAATTAGATATACTTGGACTTGACAATATAGGTATAATAAATGATACTTGTAAAATGGTAGGGATAAATAGATTAAACCCAGACAATGTTGATCTTAATGACGAAAAAGTATGGCAGTCAATTAAAGATGATACAACTCTTATATTTCAGTGGGAGAGCGATTCGGCTGCACAATATTTGAGGAAGTTTATGTCGAATGAAACTATTAAAAAGGTCAAAGATATTACCTCTAATTTTTCTTATATAAAATGGTTTTCATTTGGTAATGGTTTAATTAGACCAGCGTGTGCGAGTTACAGAGATGAAGTAGCAAAGGGCGAATTTAGCACCACAGGACTAAAAGAACTTGATGATTTCTTAACCCCTACGCTTGGACGTGTATGTATGCAAGAGGACATTATGAAATTTCTCGTAAATTTTTGCGGATATTCCCAAGCAGAGAGTGATACTGTAAGACGTGGAATTGCAAAGAAGTATGGAACTAATGAGTTGCTACCAGAAATAGAAAAAAGATTTATAAATACTGCATACGAAAAATTTAATATTAAAGAAGAAGATGCAGAAAAGGTTATTAAACCATTTTTACAAGTAATTTTAGACGCAAGTGCATATGCGTTCTCATGGAATCATTCAGACGCATATAGTTGTACAGGATATATAAGTGGATATCTTAGATATTATTATCCTTTAGAATTTTTGACAGCATCTTTTAACATATTTACTGACAAACCAGAAAAAACACAACGTATTACTGATTATGCAAAACAGCATAATATTAAAATCAAATCACCAAAATTTGGTTATGCTCATAATGAATATATGTGCGATAAAGAATCCAATACAATTTATAAAGGTCTTGGTTCAATAAAAAATATGCAATCTATTGCAGCAGATATTATGCTTCAAATTGCAGAACATAATCCTAAGACATTTTTAGATATTCTTTATTTGAGAGAAGAAGTAAAAGTTAATGGTAAAAAACTTGATGCAAGATCACTTGAAATATTAATTGATATAGGATTCTTTAGCAATATTTGTACAATAGCAGAAGCAAAAACAACCTTATTTTGGTTTAATAAATATGGTGCGAGAAAAACTTTAAAAAAAGAAGAATTAACCGAACCTTGGATATTAGAGATTGTAGAGAAAAATGCCGGAAAAGAAACAACAGCAAAATTTTCTCAATTAAATAATAGAGGTATAATTGAAGATATTCTCAAAAAAATACCTAAAAAAGAGGAGGATATTACAACTCTTATTCGTAACCAGATAACATATTTAGGTTATGCAGACGCAGAAGGTATGAATATATCACCATTAGAATACATGGTTCAATCTGTCAGAGAAGACAAATATAATCGTGTATGGATGAGTTTATATCAATTATCTACAGGAACAACAAAAGATTATAAATGCGATACATCATGGTATAAGAAAAAACCGTGCGAGAAAGGAGATATAATCAAAGCCGTATTTAAACCTAAAGAAAAGGTTAAACTTGTTGGTAAAGATAATAACGGCAAAAATCTTTGGCAAAAGACAGGCGAATATGAGAATATATTAAAATATTACTCCTTTGTATAATAAATATTGACAAGATACAAGACAAGGTATATAATATCAATAGAAGTTAATGCAATAGAATGAAAGGAGGAACAGTGAACTTTATTGTTGATGTTGAGGTCACAAGAATTGTTCATAAAAATGAGAAGTTTCAAATTGTTGGAGCGATCCCATTCTCAAATGATTCAAATATAAAACTCAACAAGTATGGAAACATCACGATACGAGATGAAACACTCTCGTTAGAACAAAAGGCAAGATATAAGGTTGAACTTGAAGAACAACCACCTACAAAATGGGGGACTCAGTATTTGCTGGTGTCATTCCCAGATTTCACCTTTGATGATATTAATGATATCACTGAGGAAACAGAAGTTAAACTTCTGCATGAGATTATGAGTGAGGGATTGGCAAAGGTAATTCATGACGCATACCCAGACTTTGTCAAAAGGATACTGAAAAATGAAGAGTCAACTATTGATTACTCGAATATTAAAGGAGTGGGAGACAAGAAGTTTTGGAGCTATGTGGATAAAATCAAAAACAGATGCTCGGCAATACTGTTAAAAAACGTATTCCCAGAATATGATTTGTCGCCACATGATTGTATGGCACTTTATAAGGCATATGATACGTTAAATTATGTACGTACAGTCATGGAAAAACATCCGTATGAAGTGCTTATAAATATCTGTGGGTGGGGATTTGATAAGACGGATAGGTTTGTGCTTAAACAGCATCCGACACTTAGATTTTCACAACAGAGAATTGAGTATATGATGGACACTATTCTCAGAGAGGTAGAGAACTATGGTAGCACCTATTTGAAAGCTGAACTCATGGCAGACAAAATATATGGTATTGACCCAAAAGCAATACCATATATAAAAAATGTCGCTATCAGCTCAGAGATTATTAACTATGACGCAGAGAAGAATTATCTTGCAAGACAAAATACATACGCTTGCGAACAGCGTGTTGCAGAGTTTATTAAATCCAAGCTCAAATACAGTAAAAAGCTTGATTGGGATTGGAAAAAATTTAATAAAATCAAGGACGGGGAACTAACAAAAGAACAGCAAAATGTTCTAAAAATGTTCTGTGAGTACAATTTTCTTATTCTTAATGCAGCGAGTGGTACAGGAAAGACAAGTTCCATGATGGCATTATTAGAGATGATTGAAGCGCATAATATGACTTATAGGTGTTTAAGTTTCACTGGTAGAGCAGCATCAAGACTTGCAGCACAAACTGGTCGACCAGCATCTACAATTCATATGGCTTGTATGGGCGGATTTATTCCTGAGGATGTCATTATCATAGATGAAGCTGGGATGCTTTCATTGGATTTAATAGATATGATAGTCCGTTCAAATCCAAAACCAGATGCAAGAGTTCTTCTCATAGGAGATATAGGACAAATTCCACCTATATCATTGGGTAAAATTATGAGGGACGCTTTAGAATCTGAAGTTGTGCCATCGTGTACTTTAACAAAGTGTTTTAGGTTTGATGAAGGTGGGGCGAGCTATATATCTGCGCTAAGCAGAAAGGGCGAATTTTATCTTACAGATGAACAGTGCGGTCAGAATAAAGTAACCCTAGGAGATAGGCAAGATTACACGTTTATTAAGTGGGATAATACGGCAGAACAGATTGTCGACACTTATATTAACTTAGTGAAAACAGGAGTAAATCCAAAGGATATTTGCCTATTAACCCCATATAATAAAGGTGAGTTTGGTACTATTGCACTTAACAATATGATTCAAGAACGGTTAAATCCAGTCATGAATGGCGATGTTTATACGTCTATAAAAGTGAATGGTACTGAAATAAAATTCCATACCAAAGACTTAGTAATGAATACAAAAAATAAATATGATATGTTGACCGAAAAAGGACTAGACGACTTAACATGGAATACCAATAATGCAGGTAGTGACGATCATACGGCAATCTTTAACGGTCAAATAGGAAAGGTGGTTAAAAGTGAAGGATATAATGACACGTTACAAACTAAAGCTTTTTATGTGGATATTGAAAATGAAGTCTGTGTATTTACACCTGAGGATGCACGCAATCTTTTACTGGCATATGCATCATCAGTTCATAAATATCAAGGGTCTCAAAATAAATATGTAATTAATGTGGTTATTCCACCTCATTCAAGGATGCATACAAAAGAATTGTTATATACAGCACAAACTCGAATGACTGATAAGTTGATTGAGATTGGCGAAGTAGAGACAATGAAAAGTGCAGTTCAGAAGATGAGTAGTGATAATAAAAATACAAGGTTAAAAGAGTTTTTGATGAAAGAATAGGAGGGATTTTATGCAAGTAATAAAAAGAGATGGGCGAATAGTTCTCTTTGATAAAACAAAGATTGAAAATGCTATCCTGAAAGCTATGAAGTTTGGTAGTGGTATTGTAAAGGAAAACATTGCTACTGATATAGCTGAACAAATAGAAGATGAATATGGTGTCCAGAATGAGGTTTCTATTGCAGACATAGAAAAAAGAGTCTTTGAGTTGCTTATAGCCAAGAAACAACGATTAACTGCTAGAGCATATGAGGGATACAGAGCCGTTAGAGAAAACCAAAGAAAGCAAGGAACTATAGACAATAAGGTTCTTGCTTTAATAAAAGGAACTCATGAAAATCAAAAAGATAATTCAAATAAAGACACTGCCTTAATCTCAACTATGAGAGATTTAGTTGCCGAAGAAGTAAGCAAAGATATTGCGCTGAGAATGATGTTGCCACCTCATATTGCTCAGGCTCATAATGAGGGTATCTTATATATACATGATCTTGGACACTATTTAAACCCCAGCTTTAATTGCTGTTTAATCAATCTTGAAGATATGTTACAGAATGGAACGGTTATAAATGGAAAACTGATTACTAAACCACATTCATTTAGAACGGCTTGCACTATCGCTACACAAATAGTAGCTCAGGTTGCAAGCGGTCAGTTTGGGGGACAAACAATCAGTGTATCTCATCTCGCTCCTTTTGTACGAATTAGTCGAGAAAAAATACGAGAAGAAGTTGAGAGTTATGTAACAGATAGAAGACTTGTCGATAAGATTGTAGAAGATAGACTTGCTAAGGAAGTCAGAGACGGAGTACAGACTTTTCAATATCAAATAAATACTCTTCAAACCGCTAATGGACAAAGTCCATTTCTGAGTGTTTTTATGTATATATCAGAAAATCCTGAATACGAAAAAGAAACTGCAATGATAATTGAAGAATTTATCAGGCAGAGAATAAAAGGAATGCAAAATGAGGTAGGAGCATGGATAACACCGGCTTTCCCTAAGCTGCTATATGTGACTGACGAAAATAATATTCATGAAGATAGTGAATATTTTTGGCTTACGAAACTAGCGGCTGAATGCGTTACAAAACGTATGATGCCAGACTTCATTTCAGCAAAACATATGAGACAGAATTATGAAGGTAACGTCTTCGGATGCATAGACAAAACTTGTGCCTAATGCAAGTGATTGTATTAGCAAACCCATCTAAAAGGGGGAGGCTGTAAAATGCTAATCCCTTACTAAATTAGATTCAATTGATTAACGATTTTTTACTAGAATGGAGCGACTCTTATCTATGAAAGTCAAAATTCTTTAGCAAGAGAATTACATCTTAGTCAAACTACGATTGGTGGCTGGCTCTTAGGAAGAACACATACATATCTAAAACATAATATTAAATCAATTGAATTTATAAATGTCTAACGACTATCGAAAACAAACAATATTCGAAAGGGTATTGTGGGAATGAGTAGAGTAGAGCCATAAGCAAATGATGGTACGGTATCCAAAATAAATCCGTTTAAACCGAAAAGATGGGGTTCTTGGATTTGGTCAAAGAGTTCAAGAATGTGATATAGTCTTATATCCTATCGAAAGATAGGGAAGTTCATAAGAGAACTGCGCAGTGTTGCGAGCTGTGTGAAAAATTGGGGATGTAGAGCGTGGCTCTCTCCATATAAAGGAGCTATTAACAACACTGAAGGAACATATAAATGGTATGGAAGATTCAATATGGGACTTACTTCTATAAACTTAGCTGATGCGGGTTTATCGGCAGAGGGTAATCTGGATAAGTTCTGGGATATTTTAAATGAAAGACTTCAGTTATGTTTTGAAAGTTTAATGCTGAGATATGAAAAATTAAAAGATGTTACATCAGACGTGTCTCCTATTCATTGGCAACATGGTGCCATCGCTAGACTAGGAAAACATGAGCCTATTTATTCATTACTGCAAGATGGATATTCGACTATTTCTTTAGGGTACATTGGAATATATGAATGTGTAAAAGCATTAATTGGAAAGTCACACACTACACCAGAAGGTGAAGAGTTGGCTATTAAAATTATGAAACATTTGAAAGCGACTGTTCTAAGTTGGAAAGAGGAAACAGGTTTAGGGTTCGCTTTATACGGAACTCCAAGCGAGTCTCTTACAGATCGTTTTGCTAGACTAACAAGAGAAAGATGGGGAGTCATTGAGGGAATAACGGACAGGAATTATTTAACGAATTCTTACCACGTATTTGTGCAGGAAGAGATTGATGCATTTAGTAAATTGAAATTTGAAGCACAATTCCATCCAATCAGTTCAGGTGGAGCCATCTCATATATCGAAATGCCTAATATGAAAGATAATGTTGAAGCCGTGCTTGCTACTATTCAGTTTATGTATGAAAATGTACAGTATGCAGAGTTTAATACAAAGCTCGATTATTGCATGGTCTGTGGATATGAGGGGGAGATTTTATGCGATGATAATTTAGAATGGTACTGTCCTAATTGTGGAAACAGAGACAAAGACAAAATGAATGTATGTCGTAGAACGTGTGGATATCTTGGTGAAAATTTCTGGAATGAGGGACGTACTGAGGAAATCAAAGATAGAGTTATGCATTTAGATAATAAAGAAATTTCTGAAGGTTGTGACCAATGAATTACACATTGATACGTAGTATAGATATAGCTAACGGAGAGGGCATCGGAACTGCTCTCTTCGTTAGCGGATGCCCATTCCATTGTGAAGGTTGTTTCAACCCCGAAACATGGGATTATGGATACGGCAAAGAGTTTACTCAAAAAACATTAATTAGTTTAATTGAAGCAACAGATAAACCGTACATCAGTCGTGTATCAATATTAGGTGGAGAGCCTTTAGCACCTGTTAATCTTGAAACAGTAAGTTTAATTATAGAAAGTCTTAAAAAACATTTTCCTGAAAAACGGATATGGATATATAGCGGATACACATATGAATCATTAAATAAAAATCAATTACGAGTTATTTCCAAAGCAGATATTTTAGTGGATGGACAATTCATAAAAGAAAAAAAAGATCTTAATTTAAAATTTAGAGGATCATCAAATCAAAGAATAATAGATATTCAACAAACTATAAGGGAATCAAGATTAACCTTATGGGGGGGGTGAACTAAGTAGAATTAAGAGAGATAAAATCGTTAGATAATAAATATGAAATAAATGAAGACGGAACTATATCTTTCAAATAAAACATCTATAGAAAGGAATCTATGACTTATAATATAGACTACAAATATAAAGTTCTGAGCGATTGTAGTACAGATAGCAAAAAAATTCAAATAAAATATAAGCTCAAATATAAATCAAAACAACTCAAATTATCTAAAACCTCAATTCAAATCGCAGAACTTGACTTAGACCCAATACTCGAGGAGGGGGAAATAAACCTCCTCGAAGGTCTAACCTTTAACGACTTGACAGAAAGGATGGTCGCAGATATAGTGAAAAATGATATCTTTATAAAACTTAAAGAACTTATAACTTACGAGCTTGAAAAACGAAAGAAAAAAGGCTGGAGCAGATGGGAAGAGGTTGTAATTGATTTAAATGACCCCTTGACAGATGAATCTCTCAATGATATAATAGAGAACGTAGAAAAGAAATAAAGGAGGTTAATAATGAAAGATAATGAAACCTATATGTTGACACCAAAAGGGTGTGTAGTAGTATCTTTACTAGACGCAGAACTTATAGACGATATAGAAGATGAAAGAATTTTAAAATTCTGGAGACGGTTTCAATCATTAATGTTAAAATGTGGCTATGCGGTAATTACAGATGACGAGGAGGAATAACAATGGGAAGAAACAACGGTAAACACGGAGCAAGAACAGAATTTCAACAGTACAAATCTACTATGGATAAATTAGAATACAGACTTGAAAAAGCTGCTGAAGAACGCAAACGATCAAAAGAGGAAAAACGAAAGGATAAATAGTTATGGAAATTATGGTTGCAAAATGCTATACGGACGGGAGAAAAGAATATTTTAAATATAGACCAACTCCAGTAAAAACAATCTTCAACCCACCTGCAACAATAGTATATTTTAATGATGGGGATAAGGTAATATCTAAATGTGATAAACATGATAAATTCTCACCAGAAACTGGATTTCTTATGTGTTGTATGAAAAAGTATGTAGGCAATAAAAATTGTTTTAAGATGCTAGAAGATTTTGTGTGGAATAATAAGACTTTACAAGAGAAAGGAAAAGATAAATAATGCATTTTGAAAAAATATCATTAAAACAATGGATAAAAGATTTTCCCGACGAAAACCCCATCATCGCTGAAGAAATATACAATAATCTTAAACTGCCGAAACAAAGTACAATAGGCTCGGCAGGAATGGATTTCTTTATCCCTTGCCAAGTAACTATACAGCCTAAATGCTATGCGCTTATTCCAACTGGTATTAGATGGGTTACAGACAAAAATACTTTTGGTTTTGTATTAAGTATGTATCCTAGAAGTGGTATGGGTTTTAAAACTGGCATTAGAATGGCAAACACTGTAGGCATTATTGATGAAACTTACTGTCAGTCAGACAACGAAGGACATATTATGATTAAGATGTATAATCCATCAGATCAGCCAATTCTTATTGAAGAAGGCAAAGCTTTCTGCCAAGGAATAATTACAAAGTATTATATATGTGACGATGCAGAGTCTGATGTTCAGAGAAATGGTGGGTTTGGCTCAACAGATAAAAGATAAGGATAAAAAGTAATGTATGTAAAGCTTAATGGGTTCTTTGAAATCATAGATGAGGGCAGAATGATTGCAAAAAAAGAACTTAATATTATTGGCTCAGAATTTTATTCAACTGAAAACACAGAAAATATGATATGGAGTCCAGGACTTATTGATATCGCTGATAACATTTCTTTAAAGTATGATATCAATATTACAAGTAAAATAAAAAGTAAAAAATAGGGGAATAATTCCCCTATTTTATTTTATTGTTTTTGAATAGTATCCTTTTCCAGAAGGAGTGATTAAATAAATAAATGAATCACAATCAGTTATGCTTGTAGCCACCTCGCCATTTAGTATACCTTTTATCGTATATCCAGACGAAAATGCAGAAGAACTATATGTAGGAGTCGGTGAATTATATAAATAGTGACCATCCGCATAAAGCATTGCAGATGTACCATATTGACTATTCCCTATAATTACATCTAAATATCTATAATCATAAACTAAATTATTTAAAATTATATAAAATGTTCCTTCGTTTGGATCATACCCTGTTACAAGAGCCACTGAATTTTCATTTAAAACAAATTCGTGGATTAACTCTGTATTTGCTGTGCTATATATATACTTGAATACCGACGCTATTCTATTATTCGATTGTACAAAATAGAATGTATTTGGAGCTGTAGATATAGGAGTGCTTAAATACCCATTATATGACTCTGTTATGACATTAAGGTCTATTCCATTGTCATTATAAAGAAATTCTACTTTAGCAAGCACACTTGTATCTTCTGATCTATTAGACAATGTACATACCAAATTAGCACCATCATATGCCAATCCCGATATAATACCTGTGTTTGTCTGCAATGCACCAACGCTATAAGGTATAACATTATACATATCCGTAGAATTATTGTTTTTAGCCATACTTATATTATAGTCTGTACTACATAAAATCAAATAGTCATTATCGTTACTATACCCAGATACAAATATTGCACCATTCGCAAAAATTATATCATCATATATACCATCAAACGAATAGCCTCCTTGCCATGTAATACCATTATCCGAATAAACAACAAAGCTTATGCCTTTATTCGTTGTGCTATTAACATAATAAGCTAATCCAATATATTGATTATTGCATCTAATTATCTTTTTCCACAACAATCCTTGTGTAATACCAATATGTCCTTTAAGTAATAAAGAACCATCAGATGATATTGAGACTACGGTTCCGTCCGCAAAAATTCCTTCGACTGTGTTATTACTATCAATACCCAGAGAACCAAGCATTTTTGCTGATTGAATATTAACAAGATTTAATTCGTCCGTATTCAGATTTAATGAACTACTTGTTACACTCGTTCCACTTATTGAATTAGATATATAGTAAATTTTAGTATTACTATTCTCGTCTATCCCATAAAAATACCATCTATTATCAGATTCACTATAGACTACTCTTGCTATATTATCACTTAAACCACTTACCGTGACTGTAGTGAAGGTAGGAGTGTTTGACGTAAAGAAATTGGTGCTATATCTAAAATTGCCATCAAACATAGCAACAACCTTATTATTATTTACTACACCAGTGCTTAATATATTATTAAGTGTATAATCTATTCCAACAGACGAATATCTGTCAGAAGAATATATACCACCATCTGTATTTATCACAGCAAGATATCCTGTGCTTGTAAGTCCATAGAATTTATTTCCTATCACCCATAAATCATCAAGCATTGATGATCCTACTTTCGTCCAATTATTTATATTTGCTATGTTTCCACCTGTAAGCTCAATGTTATTATATAAATAAACTTCGCTCCCTACAGCAATACATAGTCTATTTGATACCTCTGAAGCTGTGAACGCACTGCAATTAGTAAAATTATTTGGTAATGCATAATATGTAAAAATGCCACCCTCGACATTAATTTTTACAATGTAATATAAGTTGCTGCGTTTTGCTACTCCCCATACACTATTATCTTGTCCCCATGAGAATGAATTTATGAGAGGGTCGTATATCCCAAAGTCATAAACTCGTGAAGTATAGTCTGTCATATTACAAGTTGTCAACAATTTATTTTCTAGGTTTACAAAGAAACCATAAGCTTTATCTTCTCGATAAGTTAGTTCATAATTGCTTGTAGTGAAGTTTTGCAGTGTTAATGGTACAGATTCCAATTCTTCAAATACCCTACCACCGGGGACTATCTTCTCATTCAATTCTTCAAATGCATCTTGTGTGTTTATCGAGTCTAAAGGTATTCTCCCCTTAAATGAAGACGATCTTTCTACCTCAAAGTCTATCGTAGATGTGAGTTTGGTAAATTGTAATAAACTGTTAATAGTTGATTGAACATCAACCACTAATCGCAATATTACAGTACTAGACCCAACCAATGTTGTTCCGTTATAAGTGTCGCATATAATACTTATATCTCCTACACTACCACTTATATTTTTTACTAAAGATAAAGGAGGCTGCCAGTTAATCATGTCTGTTACATTTGTCGCTATAATACCTGTGTCGCTACCTACGCTATATCTAATAGTATGAGTTAAAACATTAGATATTCTATTTGTCTTTATAATTGTAGATTGTCCAATTATTATTTCATCCGGATCGACAGTTAGTACCGAAGCTGGTAATGTAACATTTAAATCTACAGTTCTTGACCCGATTACTGTACCGCCACTATATGTCGTACATGTAAATGTAATTGTACCAGAATTCCCCGTAATGGCTGGTGCAAGCGTTAGGGGTGGAGACCATGTAAGACTTTCACCTAATCCAGTTCCTAAATCACCAGAGAGATTGCCTATTTTATATGTAAGTCCATGTAAGAAGCTAGTTGACGCTCTTGGCATACTTATAACAACTGGGTTTCCTAATGCTACAGAGGTTGGCTTAACTGTCGGTTGTGTCGCTCTCGGTATTGTTGTTAATGTAAATGTGCGAGAGGTAGTCATCGTTCCGGCATCATGAGTATCTGTATAAAAAGCTGCTGAGCAATAAACAGATGCCGTTCCGTCAGTGTTGTGAGTTATAGTTTTTTTTGGTGTAGTGTAAAGATATTGTTGCCCTGTTGAAGTTGTAAATTTAGCATTGAAACTATACGTCTGACCAGCTACTGTTACTGTTCCTGGTGCATTATTATTCCATGATACACCATTTCCATAAGCATATACTGTAACTTGTACAGAGGAGGTATTATTTGCTATGTTTACATCTGATTCTGAGATCGCTAATGCGAGATATGCCGTTGCCATATATTAAACACCTCCTATCCTTTTATAATTTTATACACATTTCCATCTTGTGTAATTCCTATAACATAAGAGCTATATCTAATCAAGAATATAAAACATTCTTTTGGAACGGATGTGATCGTATAATTTATCTCTAAATCATTCAAATTTTTAACACTATCTTTAAAAAATCTTATATATGTAATATTTTTATTTGTATTATTAAAAAGATATCCTCCATATGCAGCATCAATCCTAACTGCCGATGTAACATGATTAGACACTAGATTAAATGCACGTAATGTACTTGTTTTTAAAGCTAGAAATCCTTTTGTCCCAACTACTATATTATCTTGAACAAACTTAAACTCGCCCATTACAGTAGGATAAGACTCTGCATTAAAAGTCGTATTTGTGTTTGATTTGCCTAAGTATAAAGTGTAGTGCTTTGTTCTACCAAATAACCATAAAACGCTATCTAATATTGTCGTACCGTATAAATCGTCGTTCGCTATCGTGTAATCAAAAGACGTATAACTACCAGTTTTATTATAACTAACACCTTTTAAATTTTCTGGATCGCCATTACTACAATATGTAACTGCAACACATGGATTATCTGTGGAGTCTTCAGACGAATAAGATATTCCGGTAAAAATTTTTGCCCCTAATATATTTCGATAGTTAGCTACTAACAAGCCTGTTGAGTCGTATAATTTACCCTTATTGGTAAGTAAATATGCTCTTTGTGTATTTTCATAACTAGACACATCTACAAAATACTCATCATTATCTAATGAATATTTTCTATAAAAAGCTATAGTCGGGGTACTACCACCACCCACAGAATATATAGTATCTTTCAAAAAGAAAAGTTGTGTTGTTCGCACCCTAAATGCTCTTGCTATATAATTTGTTACAAATGAGCCGTCTCCTATTGTTCCTGTAGATAACATATTTTCGTTATTAAATGTAATACCGCTCGCTTGTTCCTGAGGTAATATCTCATCATAAGTTGTATTACTAATTTTTTTATTTATAACTATAGTTTTATTAGCTGAAACTGTCATTCATATTACCTCCTTTCTATTTATAACTATATAGTGGTGCTCTAAATAATGTTGTTTGTTGACCACCATTTGCTCTTACACTGCCAAAAATTTGGTTATTTAAAATCAGAAATTGACCATCTGTTGAATCGCCCAAATCCACATTATCTATTAATTTAATATCGCCATCAGATGTTATCTTTCTAGCAAGCTTTCCCCGTATGGAAAGGACAAATATGTCCTCACCATCTGTTGTAGTTAAAATATATTTCCAAGAGTCATTATTGAGCGATGGTGTGTTATATGTTTTATCTCGTGCCGTATCGTATACGATGCCATTTGAGCCTAAGAATATATCTCCAGTATCATCCATATCCATAATAGTTACACCTGTTGGTGCTACATTGCTTGTCGCCCACGAAGAAGTATTACTTAACCATGTTGGATAAGCTTGGTTTCCCCCTGTTATACCAATAGGTTTACAATATTTATCGCTATATAAAACCTTTGATACATTTGACGGAAAAGATACGTTACTCTTTGTCCACGACCGATTGGTATCATTAAACGCATTTAGGTAGATATTCCCATTATCATCATACATCATAAAAGAATCTTTTGTCTTAGAAATTCCTATTACAGTCCCAGTAAATGCTGAATATGATTCTATCTCGTTATTTGAAGAATTCTTAACGTCTATTGTTAAATAATATGATGTTGTAGTCGCATTGGCTACACAAATATTAAAAATGTTTTTATCTTTTCCTCTTATTGCAGATGCACCAATTAAATTATCTAAACTAAGTCCATTCAACAACCAATTGTATGTAAACCAAGTTAAACCATTGTCTGCACTATAATAACCATACAAATCATTATTGTCTGCAAAAAGAAAGCAAATAAAATTATCAATCCCACATAAATATGTTTTAGTTTTGTCAAATGTATTAACACTAACCCATTTACTGCCTAATGGATTTATATATTGATTGGCAGTATCTTGAATCACCGCTTCTAATGTATCACCATCAAGGTAACTAATAATCTTTTGTCTTCTCTCAATTTTTGCCGCATCAGAAGTAGGATATATGTTTTGATAGTCACTATCCGACACTTTCCTATTCATTTGAATATTAATAGTCATATATCTTCCTCTCTAATTCAAATTATAATGCAAATATAATCTTTGGATTGCTGTACTCATATCTATATTATCATTGCTAATATAGGCAATATTTGAAGTATCTACCCTTACATTTGGGATAACCGTTACAATATCTAACGCTTGTGGCTGCCCATTTATTACATTATACATTGTAGCATTTTTTGTTGTTTCATTTACATATATGAACAGCCAATCATAAGGGTATACAAATTCTGTTGGCATTATTGTTGTAATTGGTATTGGTCTTCTATCAATTACAAGTGATTCAGTCCAGCTAGAATCTGGTGTTGTTGTCGCCGACAATACCGCTTTATTAGCGACATAAAAAGTATAATGATTTCCCCTAACTACATATACCATGTCGAACTTATCATAAGACTGTCCAGCGACATATTGTCCTTTCCATTGAACACCAAGGGAATTATAACCCTTTTCGCCCTTTAAAGCAAAAGATACCCAATATTCTGTGTTCGTTAAGGCAGTTCCAACAGGAGCATCCTTAATACATAAATATGTATTATCTCCACTATTAACTACTGCATTTTTTAAATAAGCTTTTGTTAAATCCCAATCTGCTCCATTGTTATTTCTTAATGTATTGATCCATGTTTGGAATATTGTTAAATCATTTTCTAATACATCTAAAACATCAGTCTTAAAATGCCCCTGCATGATCATTGTTCTATTTGTTGGTTCGTTTAATCTATCTGCGCTCAACGCAATATTTTGATGATCTTCACCAATTAGATTATGTGCATTAGAAATGCTTGTATTAAATGTGGTTCTATAACTTTTTATCAACTCTCGTTCAGAGTAATTCGGGTCTCTATTTCTTATTGTCATGTCAACCCTCCTAAACTACCTTAAACCATAAATCACCAATCACTTGTGTTGTTGGTTGTGCGGACTGTACTGGGATTTGAATTGTTGAAATTCCTAAAAGCAATTCCCAATATGCAGAAGTAGTGCTTGGTTCTTGCCCAATATTTGCTACCTTACAACCCCACCATGCATCATTATGTACAACAACTACATTTGTGGGATAATCTTTTGTTGAATCCCAATCAAAGTCAAATACAAGTCCTTCGCCTGAGTCTCCACGAACACCTCTCATTGTAAGTTGAATCCATTGTGGGTTTTCAGAACGAGCATCGTTGTAAGGATAATCTATCCCATCAATATCTTTTGCAGCGATATATAAATAAGGTGTTTGGTCGTCACCTATAAATGGACTTTGATATTTCACCATTGAATTTTTCTTATACGTTTCTGTGTCTATCCAAACACCCTTATATGAAAACTGGTTAATAATTTGCAACCAGTTGTTTTGGAATTCCGTTACCGTACTTTGAAAAGCATCACTCTGATATAATGTCTGTAATGCCATTATAGTATCAGTAAGCTGATTTAACTTTTGTGCGGTAATGATCTTCTTATCAAAATTTGTTATTTGTTGTAGCGTTCTTTGTGCCGCATTGTAATCTTCATTTGCAATAAATCCGATATAACTATTATACAGAGCTAAATCGGCACTCTCTATATCTAAATACTCTACAAGAGGTTGTATAGCATCTGGAAAAGTTGTATCAGGAAATTGCGGATATGTCTTTGACATACTGATCCCCTTTCTTATTCTTCATATACAGATAACCTTGACCCCTCTTTTTCTCTCAGATATTTGCCATCAGAGTCAAGTAAGTAAGATGATTTTGTGTATTGTGGTTTGTATAATGGGTAGTACCTCATTGCATTAATAGTTTGCTCGCCATCAACACTTAAATCTGTTGAAATAGACTTAACAAGCCATAAATCATGGGCATCTTCATCACTATTTGGTAAATTAAACTCTATAATTTGATTTACGTCTAACCAATATATAGGTACTGTTGTTATTGATATTTCATCATGAAGTCTTGAGTGTAAATATATCTCATATGATGCTCTTTGTTTCGCTAAATCGTTAGAATAAATATTATCATATTCATCGCCAGAGCATACATACCTAACTTGATTTCTGAACTTTGGCACATTCCATATTTTATCAGTTGGTGTTTCAAAATTATATGCTGGAATAGGATAATATTCTGCATATACAGAAATACTATTGGTTGTTGCTTTAACTATATGAATGAGATAATCTCCATTAAAATCTAAGCTAATATGATTTTCGGAACCTAACGACTGCAATATATACTCGTTTGTTGTAATATTATTGCTATATGTAATATCTATCGTATCAATATTATCATAATCTTTTATAAGCGCAATCTTAAACACCCATTCAGTACCTACAAGGGCATTATCAAAATCTGACTCATTTAAATATGGTCGAACGTCAAGTGCACCCATAGTAGATTCTCCGTCTTGCATACCCATATTTAAGGCAGTTATAAACGCTTGTGAATCACTCGCAAAGTTTACTGCCGTCCCTAACCCACAAGTATACTGAATAACATCACCCACGTAAAATGGCGAATTTGGGTTATCTTCAAAAGCGATTGCTGTTGGTTGCAAAAATCCAAGATATTCATTATTTCTATCCGAATATTGTGAGTCTACAAGCTTAAATAAACACTCATAATATTCATTATCATACCAAATTTCGTAGTCGTTGCCCGTAAAATTTATAGTCTTGTCTGTAAGTATGAGGGAAATTTTATCTAAAGCCGAACTTCTTAATAGTGGCATCGTAGACTCTTCATTTATATTTAAACCAAACCCAATAATAACATAATCTCCATATGTTTTTATGAATTCATCATAAGTTATATTTAAAGTCAAGTTTATTCTTGATGCAGAGACAGCAACATTATCTATCATAAGATTTGGGGTAAACGTACCACCATAAACTTCTATATAGTTTTTAACCTCAGAAAAATTAGTATCTAAATCATATTTAACATAAAGTTTATCCCATATTGTGTTGTCTATTAAAGGGGACGGTTCGCCCGTTTCGCCTGTCGTGGGATTAATTAATACTTTACCGCTTGGAATTTCTTGAAAATGAAATACACCCTCAGTATCAAAAAACATTTCCCAATTTGCATTAATATCTCTTAATTGAGCCAATAACTCATAAGCCGTTCCTCCACTATCCACATTTACATCGTAAGGGGTTGTTGATTGAGGTGGATTAAGAAGAATATATTTTGTAAAACCTTGCTCTAACAAAATCCCTTCGATCGCTCCTGTGATAGAACTATTAACTGGGATAGTATAGGTCATTCCCTCTAAATAACCATTTCGTTGACCAGTTAGCTTACACATCAAGTCAACAGCTTGAAAATCTAATTCATTCGTTGTACTATCGTATTCAATGCTTGGTGAATCTATCATAAATATACCTTGATTCACCCATATGTAATCCTGTGTTTTAATATCTTGTATTGCGACTTCTATTTTAATGAACTTATCAAACCAGTACGGATTACCGGCAGTCCAATATAGATCAGCAACATAACCACTTACACCAACAGATACGGTCTTGGTGTATACACTCTTTATTATCATAGATATATTTGCGGTTCGCCTTATATCTGAATCTGCGTCCACACTAATACTTGCATTTGTAGCAACACCACTAATTTCGTCCAATATATCCATTTGATAATCTAGTACACTAATTCTTATTTTTATATTTCTATATGGTTGTAATGTTGTATCATATTGTTTTTGAGAAGGCATAATTAACTCCTCCTCACATCAATAAGTCCAGCATGGTATAAGTCTTCTCTACTAGAAACACTACCTATCTCTGTCCAATCAGCAGAAATATTACCAATACCCATACCATAATTGTTATCAAATGTAACTTGCGGATTTCCAGTAAACATAACAAGCCATATATTACCGTTACCATCTTTTAAAATTTTTGGTGATTTATCTGTCATAAAATTCATTAGCTCTTGTCTTCTATCAACCATATCTTTTCTGTCTAAATTTCCATTTTCTAAAAAGTCAACAGGGACAACAGTTGCACCGACACTACTTTTTTGATATCCTAGATCAGAATTCGCAACAATTATTGGGTATTTGTTGCTTAATGTTTCATGTATGCCTACGCTTTGAACCATTTCTAATGAACCGTAATTCATTCCAGACATAAGCCTATAAAATGTATTTCTATCAGAAATAAACACACCATCAAACCAAGACATTACTGAATCTGAAATTTCATAATTACCTTCAACTTCAACTTGCACACCAGATTGTTCTTGAATGAGTATTGGTACTAAACTGTAAACATATTCTACATTCGACTGATTGAAAAAATCCAATACCGTAAATGATAAATCTTCGGGATCAGCAATCGGAATTTCAAACAATGTTATCCATGGTGCATCTGGTTTATTTGCTTCTCGTCTTTTTACCAATACAGATGAAAGTTGGTCTGCTATATAGTCAACATTTCCGGCAGCAACTGAACCAATGAATTTTGCGTCCATAATTGTTTTGTTATCCCATTGAGTAGGAATTGTATCGCTCCAGTCTGTTGTTATATCACTATTAGCATTAAATCTTTGCACAATACCATTTTTTACTGTGACTTTATCAATGCCAGTTATATTTGTAGCAACTGGACTTACTGCGTCTCTGTCAAACGCTAAGTTTAAGCCTACAAAGCCTAACATTTTATTCCTCCTCTCTATACTGATAAATTTGTGAGTTTTATTTCATACATACCTTTTATACACCTAATCCATATATCAAGCTTGTCATTTACTGTTGGGTTATCTATATAATTACTATATAAATATAAAGCCATATTATACTCTATACCATATGGGTAAACATACATATCTGCCCTTGTTTGAGACGGTGTTTCATCATTTTGTCTTATATATATATATATCTGTCCGCTATCCGAAAGATTAATTAAATATGATTCATCGTCTGTATTGCCAGATACATTAAATCCTCTACCTTGTAGCTGAACCGTCCATTGCCCATAAGAATTGACTGTTGGGAATGTAAAGCCAGAATCCCATGTAACATACTTACCATCTCTAAGGTCTATTTCTCCTTGTAATCCGCTTATATCCTCAACATTGGTTTTACCCTCTATATTTGTTATCTGGCTTATAACACTTATGTAACCATTACAAGCATTATTGGACACTTTCGCTTTATTGAATGTGCCTACATTGGTTTGAATTGTAATTGTATCGCTCTGCGCCGTAACAATCATGCCCTCTGTAGATACGCACGTTACCTTTGCATAGTACGTTTCATTATTGTTCAACCCAGTAAAATTATATTCAATTTGATATTGCTGTGACACTGTTGTTGGTATTCCGCTGCCTATTATAGCGCCACTTGTTAATTCGAGTTTTCCAGAGCCATTATATAAGTCAAATTGGTATTGTTGTAACTTATTAGTTACATTTTGTGCTGTTGTTATATTAGTATTGTACTTTACTATGAAATTATATGACGTAGTATCAATCGGACTTGTTATGCTATCAAATGCTATTGTTGGTGCAAGCAAACACCAAAATAAAGATGATACGCTAATGCCACTACCGCCCTGAGTTGCCCCTTTATTAGTAAATGTCTGTATTCTTGCATAATACTGGTTCTCGTTTGTAAAGTCAGCAGATGTTTTTCCTGTTGCATATTCCATACTTGAATCAGTATTACTTGGTAAGACGTGTATAGGTTGTGTTCCTATATATGTATGCGTTACAATTAGTTCATTTGTTGTAACGGAATATATATATATTTTGTTACTTTGTACAAGCTCAGTACCACCAATTATGTTAAAATTTATTGTCGTACCTTGCGTTGCATCAAAAGCGTTTATTTTTTGTATTATTGGAGCTGGATTTGCCACAAGCTTCCACCTCACTTTCTAAATTTTCTATTTACAAAATAAAAAAAATGTTTTATCTTTAAAATCTACAATAGACCGCCGCAAAACTATTGTCATCGACTAAACCAAATCAGCGTTCGAATGGCTGGCGTCGCTTGATTTCGTCTCGTTTGCACGAATGTCGATATTGTTTAGGTGTGATTTCTCAACACCCTAGCCATTTCCTTTAGGGCGGCGGTTTTAGCTTATAATAATCATATTTTACAGGGCTACTTTCAATGATTGAGATCCTCTCTGTAAAAAATATGAGACATTGCTCTTAAAAATATTCGTTGAGTTTTATACAATAGCGATTTAGCCATGTCAACAACTCGCCCGTTAGAGCGTTTTTGAAGCTAATAAATCTGTGAGCGACGTTATCCCATACTCCCCATAAAGTTATATACTACAGTCGCATCATATTTCAAGCAGATTACTCCCTTCCGCGCATAAGTTTCCATTTTATTATAAGTAGTACCGTTTGAAACGAATTCGCTTTCAAATACATGTTCATTGCTAAGCTGAAATACGTCTACGAACCATGTATTATCGGTCAATCCTCCACCGCCACTTTCTAATGTGCCAATAATCTCAACACCGCTCTTATCATAAGCAGTTGTATCTTTTCCAAGTGTATCAGTAGCAATAGTATCAGCAGTTAAATCAATAAGCGTACTTGTTCCATATATAACTTTATTTATTGCCATTCAATCACCACCTATCCTATTGTTACTGTATAACCACCAGCCGAATTTAACTCTTCTTTATATGGTATTTTCTCAACAGTCACTTGACTTAAATAATTATAACCAGAGTCTGGAGTAACAACTTGCTGATTTGTAGTCGGTGTAACAGTTTTAGACTGTACGCTAACATCAGTTGCCCCCCGATTCCAATAAATTCAGAAGTGTTTGCATTTCGGCATCGGTCATACTTAATTTATTTAAATTTCTTTTATCGTCTGCACTCTCTAGTCCATCTGCTGTCTCTGTAGCAGGGTCATAAATTGTTTGATCTTGTACTGCATCAAGTATATTTTGTATCTCGATTGCAGATTGTGTAAATCGTGCTACAGCCATATTCATTCACTCCTATACTTGTAAATACTTGTTATTGCTATCTTTTATATTCAATCCTTTACTATCTACAAGACCTCTCTTACTTACTGCCATATAATAATCGTCGTCTGAGACCATAAAGTTTTCATTTCTTTCTATCATCCATGTAATAATATCTTCGACACCTATACTTACAATGAATTGCTCACCAGTAAAAACAGTTCTTGGAATGGTCGATGCCGAAGATATTTCCATTGTTTTTGTAATAAGTTCCATTATTCCCTATTTCACCTTTACCAAGACATCTTCTTTAAATATCTCGTCTCCTATATCATATTCAAATGACAGTATGTATCCACCTCTATGCTGTGGCTGAATCAATACTGAAATAACATGATCGTCAATTCTACAATTGCCCTCTTCTTCCAAAGCGTCCCTGAGAGATAATTTAAAAGTCGCATCGTGTATTGTAAAATTTTGTAAGTCTATAGAGGATATCTCTAAATAAACTCTCCTTTTTTCGCCTAATATAAAATCAAGTGTTTTCATTATATCCTCTCTCCTATATTCTTGTGTTATATATTATTCGTTCACAATGGTTGTGTAAACTCTAGTCTGCATTGACGAAGCAGAGCTGTTTGTCAAAAATCCGTCTTTTTTTGCTTTTGCAGACATATCTAATATTTTAATCTCAACCCTAAGAGATTCTTTATCTACTACTAAAAGCAATGTCGCATAATAACCAATATTGCCAGCTAAGTCCTCAGCATATACTGTCATTATATATTCACCACTTTCAGCAAATGGTACGGGAACGTCCCATGTCCCCGTACCATTATTATAGCTAAAGATTATATTATAACCATTGCACTCTCCCCAAACATTGGCAACAGCCATTAGTCTGTAATTGAAAGACTGATAACATAAGTATTACCAGCATCAACAGGGTTAGGTGTAATTGTTGCAGCAGTAATTGAAGGAGCAGTAGTATCGTAAATTACCTTTCTAGTAACTGATGAATCTACACCAGCAAGGTTAGTTGAAGTAATAACGATTACATTCTCACCCTCAGTATTGAATGTAATACCCTTACTGAACGCACCATCTGAACCTACTGTTACTGTACCAACATCAGTACCGTTAAGAGTAATCTTAACCTTAGCATCTGCATTAGTTGTACCTGTTACAGTAAGAGCCGACTTATTAGTATTCAGACCATCAACAGGCGCAGTAATTTCGAGCGTTGGAGCTGTAGTCATTACGCTAAAGGTTGTTGAAGCCATATCGCTTACATTGCCATCATTATCGGAAATTTGAACCGTTACTGTATGCGAACCATCATTTAACGCTGTAGTTGGTGTATATGAGATATTATATCCACCTGTTGTTGTAGTTTTTGTTATATTTGTATTATTGATAGTTTGTCCATCAATCTTTAATACAAGAGTACTGATTGCAATACCACTATCATCATCAGTAAGTGTTGCAGTAATCTCTGGTGCCGATGTAGAGAGATATGCTCCATTTGAAGGCACAAGCTTTGAAATAACTGGCTTTACCTTTTCTTTTACTTTAAGTTTTAAACTGTTACCAAGCGTACTGTCTGTATCATCTATTGTTACACTATTTCCGGCTTGGTCTGTAGCGGTAATACTTACGGGATAATAATGTCCTGCATTATTATTATACGATGATTTATCGGGAGCAGTAATTGTTGTTTCATACTTTCCCGAAGTTTCACTTAATGTAAGTGTGTACACTTGTCCTTTGATTGTAGCTTGTACAGTTTTAATTCCTGATGTAACTGCCATATATTTTAATCCTCCTATCATTATTCAATATATTCTTCCCAACCAGCCGGATATTCGTCTGGTGAGTATGTGTTACCGTCGATCAACGACTTGTACAGCTTTTCCTTGTAGCTGACAATATCGCCCTTGCCGTAGGCATCATGAGCTCCGCTCGGCCGGTTCCAAATCGGATAGCCTGCCGGTGTCAGTCCAATAGCACTATATAAAGATGGCGTCGCATCTGGCTTCCAGTCTTCCTGTGAGGTATGTGCCTGCACCACTTTATACAGCTGTGGATCACCCGTGCTGTTTTCGCCGTATGAAAACATGTCCCCCACAGCATATGCCCTGCCGACTGCGTATGCTGGAAATACCGTTGCGACTTCCAGTGCCTTATCATCGTCTAACGTTTGGCAGAAAAGCTGCAATGCCTTTCTGGTTTGCTCTGCGGCTGCCACATTTGCGCTCCCAGCCATTGCAAAAACATATGTATCTAATGGCGTGCCCTCTTTGGATTTATACGGCTTGCCTTCAATCTTTGCGATCTCCTGCCGTGCAATCTCTCGACACTTTAATTCTTCTGCTGATGTTGCGGAAGAAACGGATCCTTCAACTAACTTCAAGGTGATGTGATCCGTTTGCGTCAAGAATGTTCGATACCAATCCATTTTTACATAATCCTCATTTCCGAAATTTTTTATCTTTTCTTCTAATGTATCAAGATTGTATTTTTCGCATATTTCTTTTGGAATTGACATAACTTTCACCCCCCTACTTCCAAGTGCCTTCAAGCCTGATTGATACGTGTATGTTTGTGATATGTGAATAAACCGAATGACGGAACACCCAAAAACTAAAATCTCCCGTAGCGCCATAGCTTATAGCATATACAAAAGTGCCCCCAGCACGTTCAGATCTTGCATATGCATTTTTTAATTTAGGCGCAGCGTTGAATCCTTCGGGCAGTGTTAATTTAAACGCCGAACTTGGTCTAATCCAATAATTATCCACCGTGTTAAAATTCACGCTTGAATAATCTTCTGTGCGCTCTGCAACCATTCGACCGTCAGGAAACTTCCAAACCGTCCACCCGTTCGATGTGGTTTTAGGCACTATTGCATTAAGTGCTTCTGCCGCTGTCGTTTTGCCAGTTCCACCTTTCGCTACCGGTAAAATGTCATATGTTCCACAAGATTTTATCCCCAAATTTCCTCTCGCATCAGCCGCTGTAGTTGCTCCTGTACCTCCTTGAGTGATTGCAAGTGAATTTGTTAAGTCTAAAGTTTCTACAGTTAATGTTCCTGTAATGTTTTTATTTATTATTTGACCAATGGCAGTATTTACTTGGTCTCCCGTATAACTTAATTGATAATCTGCCACTTTATCACCTCTTTTTTAATATTTTTATTTACGCAAGATAAACTATGTCTAAGTGTGTTGCATTGTTATTTGGCACACAGGTTCCAGCTTCTGTACGTCTTGCAACCAATGTTATGATATCGCCAGCGGATACAGTTATTATTTTACAGCCACCTGTTAATCCTCCGGCAGATGTCATCAACCACTGAGAAGTTATTTCTGCTCCATTTTTATTTATATAACATCCGCAAGTTATGTTTGCACCACCAGAGATATAAACGCTACCACTTATCATAACTGTGCCATCATATGGGCACTTTATCCCATCGTTAGAAAAAGTAAATGCTGTATCAGTTCTTGTTATCCATGTATTAAGTGGTACTGTAGTTTTTGTAATTGCCGCAAGGGACAAACTTGATACATTTCCTCTTGCACTACAAGCTGCTGTTATCTTGCTTATTTTATTTGTGTTATTTGTAATTTTTGTAAATGCTGTTTGCAAAAGAGTAAATAATCTCATGCCAAAGACCACCTCTTTCCAAACGCAAATAAAGATTTAAGTAGTGCCCCCCCCGATTTCCAGAATCCAATAGCGTACCAACTAATTTCTATCCAATATGGAAGTTCAGATTTGTATACTGAAACTGTTGTAGTCGTAGTCGTTCTATTTGGGTCTAGTGAAGTATATATATTTTCAGCAATCGGAGCATCAATATTATTTTTCCCAGTAGCAATAAACGAATAATTTGTGTCTATAAATGCAGACGGGAATGTTACTCGTATTGTACTACTACCACTTCCAGATTTTACACCATTTCTACCCCATTGTTCAAGCTTTCCTGAGTTCCATTTAGTATACCCAAAAGCTCCGTCTCGATATTGTTCGATAACATAATCGCCCATCGCAGCAATATCATTTGAGTTTTTATTTATTTTTGTAATTATCTTTTGCAATAATGTAAATAATCTCAAAAGTATTCCTCCTTTCTAAATTATTCATTATCCAATAAACCAAGTAATATATTATATTCTTCTGTAGTTAATGTATAATCTATATCTCCAACCGCAAGTGTCTGACATTTGATATGTGTTAAATCAACTTCATTAGTCATGACTGCATTCATATACATTTGACTTGGCTGATTATTTGGAATATAAACTTTTGTTATATCACCAACTTTGAATGACCCATTGCCATTAACAGGTACATTTGGATATATTTGTCCATCTATTCTTACACTATAAGTATTTGTTTGAGGATTAATCCCAACTATCTGACCGCTACGTGTACGATTAAAACCAGCTTTCTCAATCAATCCTTCTACTATAGTAGTTATTGTTCTAGTTAGGGCATCATTAATTTTCATTTCTACCCCTTTCTATGTAAAAAGTAGAAGGCATAGAGCTACCTTCTACTCCCAACTTTTTGTATGCCTTGATTTGGCAATTTATTTAATTCTCTAATAAAATCATCTGCACTTTTTACGTTTGGTAATATAAGCTTATCAAAACTATATTGGTTTACAGTCTCACTATCTGAACTTCGCAATAGCTTTTTCCACTCAACAGCAGAATACTTACCAATTTCCATAAGGTTTTTCGATACTGTATGTGGCAATACCGCATCACCAGCTCCAAGCATCGCAAGTTCATATCCGTGTTCACCAACTCTAGATATTCCACCTGGAGCACTTAATGTACCAGAAGCAAATTTATTCTTATTAATTGCAGCTTGAATTTTGCTTTGATCCACTTGCATACTTGAGTTAAGATATTCGGTTATCCACTTTAACCCCTCAACATTACCAAGTTCTTCAAGTATGTTTTCGAGTCCAAGTGTTGTTGAAAGATTTGTCTTAACCCATTCTGTCCATGCAGTGAGGTTTGTCCCCATGCCACCAAAGAGCTGTGTTGTTGTTTGCCCTAATTTATTTTCAAGCTCTTTTATATCTCGAAGCGTTTCTTGTTGGTCGAACAATTCAAGAATATCTTGCCAAGGCTTTTTCTTAGCTTCTTTTTCTTTTTCTGCATTATACTCTTTGAGTGCGTCTGTAGCTTCTTTTATTGCATTCGCATCAGACTCATAAACAAAGCCAATGCCCTCACGGTACACTCGTACTTTTTTATTGCGAGCTTCAGTAAGTTTATTCTGGATTTCAAGTAACTCATTTTGTTCTTCTTGAACCTCATTTTCTTTGTCTATTAAATCAATTTGCTGTTGCACATAAAGCTTTGCAAGATCATAAGCGTTTTCTTGTTGAGATTTAAGAGAATTTAACCTATCTTCTTCTTTTTTCTTGGCTTCTTTAGCAAGGTCTTCTAAAGCTTTATAATAGTTCTCAGCAAGCATATATCCGCTGTTAAAGTGGCTTTGAATAAGAGCTGTCATTTCACTATAAGTCGCTTTGTTACGCTTATAAAGTTCCATTCTCCACTCGATATCGGCTTCAGAAGCGTCACGTATATACTTTACATAATCGTCCTCGTCTATAATTCCCTGACGCTCATATGACAATAAATTCTGCCATGTTTGATTAAAGGTCTGTTTCCCTCTGCGCTGATGAGACATCCAAGATTCAATTTGTCTTTGTTGTCTCCAATTTGGAGAACCGTCTTTGTGCTGACCAATTGAAATATTATCTTTATCAGCAAGCATACGAAGCGATTCTTGGTGAGGATATACAATGTCGCCCTTATTGAGGTAAGTTACTGTTCGTTCTCCACCGCCTGCAACTCTGAGTTGTCCAGTTTTTCGGTCTCGTATAAACTCCCATCCTTGTTCATTTACTTCTGAAAATCCCTCTGGGGCATTACGAGTACCTTTAGCGTGCCTGCTTTTTACACTCACATTGGCAGCGGCTCTTACAACAGAAGCTATATTACTTAATGCTTCTCCGACAGAAGCCTTAACTACTATCTTTTTTAAAGGAGGAATAAGACTTGCTTGATAATTAACGGCTTCTAAATTCGCTTGAGCGAGAGCAGTATCAGCGTCTACTGTCGTAGTCCAATCTGCGTCGGAGAATCCTTGTGCTGCCGCCGTAACTGCATCTATTCCTGTTTGAGCGCTTGCTACTTCTGCATTCAACCAAGCTGTATAGTCACCTTCGTATCCATTAGCAACCGCCTGTGTATATTCAATTATAGAGGATGCTTGGTCTTCGGCAGACATTTTAGCAAAATATTCATTCTCAAAATCCTCAGCAGTAATGGTTATTGCCTGTATTTCGCCCGTAGCTTCGTCTTTAACACCGATTGTAATATCTTGACCTTCTTCTAGGTTTCCAAGCTCTTTTCTAATAGTATTAATTCGGGACTCAACATCATCAGTTGAACTCATTTGAACTTTAAGAGAAATAGGTCTACCTTCTGCATCTGCTTGCAGATCATTAAACATTGTATCAAAACCCCAGTCTTGATACGCAAATATTTCAGACGCTTTCTGTGGATCAACTTTTAAAATATCAGTTAAAAGTTCATTAAACTTTTGCTGAATTCCACTTCCTTGACTTTGGAATCCTTTAATGAAACTGTCCGATAAATCTACACCTAGAGCTTCTAGTCCCTCTCTCGACGTTTCAAATTTTATTAATTCTTCAAGCTCATATGTGGTAGTTGGCATGTCATAAATTCCATCTGCCAATGCTTTTTGAATCGTCGCTGGAATTGTTTTTCCAAAGATATGTTCATAATCACTTATTAATTGATCCCATTTTACAAGTGATTCCATACCCTCTACAGTATCAGGGGCTTCGTAAATTCCCTTCTTTATACCTTTAATAACAGAATCTGGAATTTCTTTTCCTAAGCTTTCATATTGTTCAACCAAGTTCGTCCAATCATCAGTCATTAAAAATGCTTTGTTATAATACTTGATTGATTCTCGCCATTGCTTAGCAGATTCTTTAAAATCTGTTTGGTATTGTTTAACTGCGTCTCTAAGCTTTTCACCTGCCGCCCTACGAGCCGCTTTGGAAGTTGAGTCATTTATAGTCTCAATGTAGTCTTGAATATCTTTTTTGGATTCTTTTAGACTCTTCCCTGTTTTTTTAGCAGCCTTTTCTGCATCTTTGGCATTTTTCTCATAAGCATCCATTTTGGACAACTTAGAAGCTTCATCTATCATACCTCTAAGTTCATCAGAATTTGTACTTAGAGCATCTGTATTTTTGTCATATTGCAGATTTAATTCGGGATATATCTTGTTGAGTTCTTTAACAATATCAGCCATCTTTCTTTTTTGATAGGCTGTTTTGTTTTCTACTCGTTCTAATTTACCCAGCTCAGAAAGATAATCTCTTGCCTGCTGAGCTTCTTCCTCTGTAGTTTCAATACGCTCTTTATTACTTTTAGTAAGCTCTTTTGTTGCCTTTTCTGCTTTATGAGCCTCTTGGTACTGCTTATAAATATACTGCCCTACTTTAACACCAGCATAAACACCTAATGCTGCTGCCGCCATACCAACATTGGTACCCAAAAGACCAAATACTTTTCCTAGCTTACTAGTGTTTCCAGCCACTTTTGCACTAGCAGTAGCAGCTTTACTAGCACCTTTGGCAAACGATTGTGATTGCTTGCCTGCTTTTCCAGCACGAATAGCGTAGCCATTCATTGCCTTTCCGGCTTTCTCGGCACCCTTAGCGGCTTCGCTAGCGGCACCACCTGTACCTCTCAAAAAACTTAATAATGTGCTAACTGATTCAGTACCTTTTATACTTCTAAAAGCTTTTCCTATTGCTGTAACACCAGCCACTATACCGGCTGACTTAGCAACAAATATACCACCCTTAGATGATAATAATTCCATTGCTCCAGCAACAAGATTAATACCAGTTTTTATGGTATCGCTATTTAATATTTGTGTTGAAAATCTCTCCCATGCAGAGCGTAATCGTTGCAATGCTCCTTCGAGAGAATCCATATACTTTGCATTTTCCTCAGCCGCACTGCCTTCTGAGTTTAATGCCGTCTCTGTTGCACTAATGGCAGTTCCGTAGTTACGCATTAATGCAGCGAGATTCTGGCTTTGGTTTGCTATTATATTAAATTAAGTTTGCAACACTTAATTAAGAAAATTGCATTTCTTCTTACATTTTTATGTAAGTTTAGACTATATCTCCATTAATACTATATAATGTTAAAGCTTTTCCAATTAAGGGAATCTCACCCACCTTTTGCTTAGGTCGTACTCCTGTTGTAAATTTATTTTACCTATGGGATAGTCGTTGAACTTTCACCTAAACGGTGCTTAGCTGCTGATCGTCTCATTTTTATAGATTTTTCGCATTCACACTTATTATTTCTAATTATGTTGTAGCTCTATAAAATTTAAGAGTTCCCAGCAATTAACTTTAAAGGGGCGCAAATTCACCCGCTTGCGTATTCAGATAGTATCTTCGTTCATCGTCACTTAACTGATTCCAGATTTTGGACACATCTTTTCCAACCTCGAAGAAGCTTCTAAGTTGTCCGTTCTGGTCTCTAATGGCGATCTTATGTTCTTGATACCATGCTGTTAATTTTTTACCTGTAGATGATGTTTCATCTGCAATTTGATTGTACCTTGACTGAATTGAAACAAGTCTATATTTTTATCAAAGACGTTACTCTTTAATGAGATACTTCTCCTTACACTTTCGTATAAGACAAGACTATTTCTTCACCCTTATAAAAGGGGTTTACCTTTTCGATTTAAGGGACTCTCACCCACTGCTTAACATTACAGCCCTACTCCTATTGCGATTAAGTCGCCATGGGATAGTCGTTTGACACATCTCTTTTCAAGACTTCGCACCCAAACTACCATTCGTCCATCAGTAGGTCTTTCGACCCTAGATAATCTTTAGCATTTTTAATAGTTTCCCACATTCACACTTAGGTCTATTTCATCCTTATGTTTTAGTTGCTAAAGCTTTAGGTTTACTGGGTTTAGATAAATATTATTATGCACATTGCTGTACATATAGGGATTTGTTTCCCCTTGCTGCCGTAGAACCGTTTCTAGTTATTTCGGTCATGGCTGTCATGAGTCCTATGGACTGTTCGTATGTAACATTGCCAGTCGCCATCGCCGCTGATGCTTTGCCAATATTTGTTGCAATATCTGATGATGAAACTGCGAAGCGATTGGATACGGCATTAATACTGTCGATCACATGCATCGCATCTTTGGCAGGTATATTAAACGCTTTCATCTGTGAAATTATAAAGCTTGCAGCATCACCAGCAGAGATTTCTTCGTCGGCAACATTACGATACATATTCGCTACTTTTGATAATTGTAACGATTGTTTGTCTGTAAATCCACTCTGCTTAAAGAGTGTTGCACTCTGAATCATCTCTTTTCCAGTATAAGCAACACTCTTACCCATCTCATAAGCCTTATCAACAAAATTGTCTAAAGATTTTCCCGACAAATCAGAAACTTTACGATATTCGACAAGTGCTGAATCTAATTCAAACACATTCGAGACCATACCACTAACCGCACTCATAGCCGCACCTACAGCTTGGTCAAATAACGATACAGCTACACGATTAAACGCAAGCCGACCTAAATCTTTAAATTTAGAAGTCTTTGCGCTTGCTTTACCAATATTTTTGCTATATTCGTCAACACCTTTTGCCGCACTCTTGGCATTTTGAGCAGTATCGCCCATACCTTTCGCTGTTTTCTGAGCATCTTTTGTTGCGGAACCAAAATTTATATTAGTCCCTTTTTCTAAGGCTTTTAATTGTTCTCTTATTTTTGTGTCGTCCAGTGTACCTTGAACTTTTATTATATATCGTCCACCAGCCGCCATACTAATCCCACCTTTCTAGCGAGATTTCATTTTATCTCTTTCGTCTTTTTCTTTTAACTTCAAATAGAATTCCTCCATAATATCCTCAAACTTTTCGAGCTTATAAGGTTTTGCACCCGGTATTTGCGACCATGCAACATTAATACTATCTGCAATATCATCTTCATTCTTTTTCGACATTAATGCCTTAAACTTTAAATCAATTCCATGCGTATCATTTGCATAATCAATAGATAATTTCTTTTCCTCGTGCTTAACCCAACTCTTTAAACGTCTAACTGCTTTTACCCCAAAGTCGTCCTTGACTCTTTTCTTCATCTTTACATTCGCCCTTGAACTTGAAAGATTCATACCCAAAACTTGTTTCCATGTTTTTACAGGTACAAATTTAATAGGTATATTGTGGGTTACACTTATGGATAAAAGCATACCCTGTAATGCAGCAAGCACTTTTACCGTCTGCATATTCTCGCTCATTGGAGGAACATCTTCTGCATAAATCATATCAACATGATGTTCTTCAACATATCTTTTGATTTGATCTGCCATGTATACAATGCGTTTTCTCCAATCACTCGCACTGCACATCCAATATCCGTAATCTATGAGCTTATCTTCCTCAAAGTATGAAAACCCTGTCTTCTTGCTACTCATATCTAAACCCATTACGTTCATATCTTATTCTCCTTTAAATTCCTTTATATATTAAACAACATTGAGTCCTTGCGCTCTCAATGCCCTCTTTACTATACTTCGACCTTTTGAATTAAATTCCCTTATAAAATTATCCCAAAAAGGTCTTGGAGCACCACCGCCCCAATTAAGTACGTCATTAAATCCATCATTCATCATATGTAGAATATAATCCGAAACGTCAGTTCCGCCACCAATTTCAGAACCATGTTGCCACATAAATGGGTTACAACTAATCGCCCCTGTATCTTCGCTTAGTTCTGCCATTAAATGCCCTTTTACTGTTTGCCATGCACTTAATAGCTCATTTGTCCTTTGATACCAGTCGCTCCCACCTGTGCCATATACATCAGACTCAACGTGTTGTTTTACCATTCTTTCACATTCGTCTATAACATCATGTAATGCATTTGTGACTGCTTCTCCAATAATTGCTTGGAACTCTGCTGTACTATGAATATCCATTACTCTTTACTCTTTTATGTTTTCGCTAGCCTTTTGAATCGTAGACATTTGAAACACATTTTTTAAAATCTCAGCGTTACCATCTTCTTTTATAAGATTTAATGCGTCTTTTAATGCGATCGTATCGTTTGCAAGAATATTATCTAAGTTAGTATTTGATATTAATTCTATCAATTTTGTAAGAGCATCAGTAAGTGTCGTATTTACAAATTTAGCAATCGCCACATTCGCACTTTCTTTATGCTCAACATATTCAAGTATATCTTTTACACCTGCAATGTTCTCTCTTACATCTGCCCATAAGCCGCTATAAATAAATCTATCTACATCGGTTTCTTCTAAGATTTTAATATCAATATCTGTACATCTTTCTAAAACACCCATCATCAGAGCCATGTGTTGTTCAAGCTTATTATCATACAAAAGCATGGATTCAGCAATATCTACAATATCTTCGCTTGTAAGATACGGTCTAACACTAACGTCCCATTTCTTTAAAAATACTTGTTTTGGCATATGTAATTCGTGCATATACTATCTCCTTTTCAATAACTCAGAGGAAAGTTTTTCTTACACAAATCTGTGATCTTAACCAATTCCTCTTGTGATATTTTTCCTAAAAACTTAATCAACTGCTTCTTGTCAATTAGCTGATATTGCTCACATAATGCAGTTGATTCATATGTAAGATTATTGTCTTCAGTTCGTTGAAGTTTGTAATGTAATGGCAATTTTTTCTTATCTTGTGTTGTTAATGGTACACAATGTATACATGGAGAAAACGCACATGCCATCGCATTATCTACAATTATACATGGACGTTTTCCCCATTGCATACTATTATTATGCATTCCAAAATCGCAGTAATAAATATATCCCGCTTTTAGCATCTTATTATTGTGCCGTTACTGCCGCCCAAGCTCCATTATTCTGATTTGAGCAGACTTTTCAACATTGGCAGTAAGTTCTTTCTTGTCATTTAATACAATAGTAGTACCATCTATTTTTATTCCACAAGTGCCATACTTACTCATCTTCAGCCATCTCTTTCTTTGATTTTCTAAAACCCTTTTCTATTTTAGGCTCATATCCTTTAATATAGTATTCTGCTCCAACTTTTACAAGTTCTACTTTGTCTGGCGCAGAATCAAAAGGGTTTCGAATTTTTATTGTAGTATTGTCATCAACTTTTACAAACAAATATCCCTTTGATACAATACTAACCTTATATTCACCTTTTCTCAATGTTATAAAATCATCCTTTCTACGTAGCGTACACCTTTCCATACTATCAAGTGGTTTCCATCGGTGTTCATTGCTACATTTTCTTACAAAAGGACAAAGTTCTTTTGTTTTCTTGCAATAACAATAGGAAAAATATGTTCCAATTTCGCAATCTTCACAAAAGTACATAAAATGCCTTCTTTCATTTTAAAAAAAATAGGGACAGAGTTTGTCCCTATTTAATGCTTATCCAACCGTTACTTTTGCAACGGCTTCAATTTCTGGTTTTTCAGTTACTGTAGCCACAATATTTGTTGTTCCCTCTGCAACTCCAGAAACAATTCCTGTATGATCGCCAACAGAAGCAGTTCCCTGAGCGTCAGAAGCAAACGTAACATTTGCCGGATTAATATTACCAGTAATTCCACCCTTATAAATACCAACTAAATTAAGTTGCTTTGTTGCATTTTTAGCAAGAGTAAAATCTGAATCTCCATCAGCAAATGCCATTGTAATAAGATCATCATACCATACAGTACCATAATCTTTAAGCTTAACAGTCGCATATGTTCCCATATCTTGACAATTAGTTGTCGTAAATGATGCAAGTGCCGAACCGCTCAGAGCCGATGTTGCCGCACCCGATGAAGTCATTGATAACTCCATACTTCCTGAGAATTGGAATCTAGGAACATCAATAATCAGTTCGCCAACTTGTGAACTAGTTGAAATTGTCTGCACATTTGTACCACCAGCAAAGAGCGGATAAGTCATGTACATATGAACTTCACTCGGTATTATTGCAGCTGGAACAGTAAACTGCTTAATGCCATCGTCAACAGCATTATATTCAACACAAACTTTTGTTCCTGTTTTAAGATTAGGTACAGTTGCTGTCTTATCAACAAATGTAATCATTGTCCATTCGTCTTTACCTTCGATTGTGTACCAACCTACAGTACCAGCATCACCAAATTTTACAGGTGTGCCTTGAATTGTGATCTGATTTTCTACTGTAATCTCAACACTTTCTCTAGCCAGTGCGGTTCCATCACCCACAGTAATGTTACCACCTGCATTAAGAGCGATATAGTTGAGGTCAAACAGTGCATCAGTAATGTTCGCTTCTAAAAGCGAATCATGGAAATAACGCAATTATCTTCTATTTAAGTCGCAACCTTAAATAAGTTTTTATACTTCTCATGCTTTCACATGAAGTTGAGATTATATGTTCTTCTTATATGTCTAATTTTATGATAGAAAAACAATGATTTTCGTTTACTAAATATTCAATGCTTGTTTGTATCTGCTCTTTTGTCGGAATAGAATGAGAACCTCTTATCCTCAATACTTTATATCCATAAGACTTTACAACCTCATCTCTTCTTCTATCTTTCTGCACATCTTGATGCCAATAAGTACCATCGTATTCTATATCAATTTTTACATCTTTATATTGCAATTCAATATCTAAGAAAAAAGGCGGTAAGCTTTTATTTAATATAACATGGTGTTCTCCATACATATTTTTGACAAGGTTATAAACTTCAATCTGTTGGCTTGATGTCGGAACATTTCCGTTTTGCGTCAAAGTTTTCATTATTTGTACTCTCGCTCTTTTCGCAAACTCTGGCACCTGCAAACAATAATCTACACCATATCTATCATTAAAACTTTGTTTTAGTTTTTCTTTAAAAACATCTAGTTTCATAGGGTGTTTACAACCATACCTCAAAAAACATGTCTCTTCCATTTTTCGTCTAACACTAGGGTGCTTTGTAGAATGATCGACTCCGTATTTTTCCATACATGTCCGCTCTTTTTTCTTCTTAAACTTATCAATCAATAATGGGACTTTATTCCCATATCGTATTTCACATGTATGATCTTTCTTTTTTAATAAGTCGGGATTTTGAAGTGCAAATTCAACCCCATATTTCATCAAACAAGTTTCTTTTTGTTTTTTATTAATTTCTGGAACTTGCAACGGATTTGTTACACCGTGCAAGACCTTAAAAGCTTCCATACTCTTTAAGTTAGCACATTTTTTACATGCATCCTTGAGAATGTGCTTATGCCCTTTTGTATATGTATGAAAAGTAGTTTGATATTCTTGATTGCAATAATCGCAAACTACAGTAACCTTTGCCGTAGTCCCACTTGAAAGATGTTTTACTTTTATGTATACAACATCCCCCATTTTTGTAAAATTATAACCCAATTTGACATAACGTTCTTTGTTTTTGCTACACCATCTCACAGGAATAGCTTGTTCTTTATCTATCATATTTACTCCTTTTATATATTATAAAACTATATAAAAGAATTGTCAATATAAGAAGTATATTTTTCTTCTACCATTAGCTTGTAGTTTTACTCTCCCGTAAGGAGATAATCGTTGAGGGTTTTTCGTTTAAGAAAATTCCCTGCTAAACACCCATTTACAATTACTTAGGATTTAACCTTATAATTATCCTATAACTTTTTTCTACTTTCGTAACCATTCAGCTTGAAATTTCTCTCTACTGTTTAGGTATATAGGCTTTAGGGTTTCAAAGCATTTAACATAATAACATTTACCAGTCACCTGATAAATGGGGCGTATATTACCCCAGAAGCGGATTTGATAAACCACATTTTTCTTAAATTTGAATCGCAACTTCAAATTACATTAATATTTATGTCTTATGTTTTCACATAAAGTTGAGACTATATGTCGGTCTTATTTTAAGACTTATATTTTTCTTCCACCATAAACTTGTGGGTTTACTCCTTCGTCAAAGGATAGTCGTTGAACCTTTTCCTATTCGGAAAGTGGCTGCTAAACACTCATTGTACCATCACTTAGGATTTAACCTTATGACATTCTTTATACTTTTTTCTGCTTTCGCCACCGTCACACTTAGACATGTTTCATTCTTATGTTTTGGTAATAAAGACTGTTAGAGCTTCAAAGCACTTAACATAATGATACTCGCTAATCACTTAACAAGCAGGGCGGTTTATAGTTAAATTATGTTACCCCTGATATCTTCCGCAGTTACACCGATCGTAAGACCAGCATCTTGTGTTGTCGTTGAAGTAAATATCTTCTTAGGGGAGTCACCCTGAGAAAATGCAGTAATCGTTCCGACACCTGCTAAAATATATTTCTTCATATTCTAGTTTCCTCCTTATTATATACTTGTAACTTTATTTACCATCTCTTGTGCATCACTAAATATCTCGGCATACTTCTCTTTTTCATGTCTGTATACCCAGTGTTCAGGTGCTTCTTTCAAATTAGGTAAAAGTGGCATTGTTGCCAAATAATCAACTTTACCTATACTATAATTAAATAACAATTCAAATGTTCTTAGAGGAATTTCTTTTATTGTTTCCATAGTATAGGAAGTATTTACAATCACAACCATCTCTTTTTCTTCAAGATTTGGTATGTGTCGTCCTTTGTTTTTAATTCTATAATAATCTTCAATAACCCTACGAAAATCATCACTCATTTGCATATCGTCATAATCGTATAGATTTTGAAATAAAATTATCTTTCTTAACTCTTCAAAATTCTGTGCGGTGATTTTTTTATCTTCTATAAATAAGGTGGCAGATTGTCCTTTGATCTCAAAAGCAATATCCCAACCATTTATAAAAAAGATTTGAGTATCAGTATCTGTTGTTTTTATCAATAACTCATTTGGTTCAAAATCCCCATCCACCATATTCTTAGCATTAAAATCAATCCCAAAACATAAATTTGCTATAGTTAAGAATTTATCTAAAACCTCTTTTTGTGAGAGGATTATCGAGAATAGAAAATAGAGATAACTTGCTTGAATTACCTTAATGTCTGGAATTTTATTTTTTTCAATCATTAATATGTCGCAAGCGTCTTTGAAAATATATGCGTCTTCAACTAATACAGGTCTTAGTTTTAAACCTTCATACTCAACAGGTTTACAAAGAGCAACATATTTTTCTATATATTTTTTATAATCCTCAATCATTACAAATCGTCTCTCTTAAATCTGAAATTTGTGTTGCCATAACAATACTGAATCCGGCAAATGTATAATTATTGCCTACGCCTATATTGGTACCACACAGAGCAGTTAATTCTGCATTGTATTGCAGTTTACCAACCCCAGCAACATCAATATTATTTAAAGATTTCATTATCTCATGCTCGATAACATCACCCCTGTTGCAAGGAATCCCCTCGCAAAGAACTAACGGAATTTTACTTCCAAAAATAATATCGAACCTATATGCTACCGTAGCCATAACAAGATTTAAAGGTTTTGTATGTGTTCTATAACATTTAAAAATTGTTCTATTTTCTATCTCTGAATTTGGTTGTATATTAGTTAAAAATATATTATAATGATCCATGCGATCTTTATCGCCGTCCCATATCAAAGACTGTTTTTGTTCTATAGTAAGGTTTGGTTGTGATAAAGCATCCATAGTATTATAATATATTAATTTACAAAAATTCTCATTCTCCATTAATGCCATTACAATCTTATAAGGAATAAAAGGCATTGAGGAAAATATATTTGCACTCATATTTGCCATTTATATCACCTCTTAAAAGAATGGTTTTAATAAAACGTCTAATGTTTTAGAAACGTCTCCTACTGAAAATGTTATTCCTAAAGGTGTAGTACTCGGAACTAATGTAGACAAAGTGAAAATATTATCTTCTCTAGTGAGAGTATAATTCCCCACGTTTGAATTATCAGTCTTAAATTCCACAATATCATCTTGTTTCACACCATTATTATATAAACTTACCTCAAAGGTTACTGGAATTTTACTTCGCACTTCTTTAAGTTCTGGATAAACCACAATATTATAATTATTCTCTATCGCACTCACTATCTGAATATTCACAGTATCATATAGGTTAGGATTACCCTTAATATAAGCCTTGATTGTGGCAGTTTTACCCATCATTTCGCTTAAAGTGTAGTTGCCCTCACTGTCTATCGTTATGAAATCGTTTCCTTCCCAAACAATAGGTCGATCGACAACCTTGCCATTTAACCTAACAGTTGCAGAAAGCTGTCCTTTAAATCCAGTCACCTGTTTTGATATTGGTGGGTCAATAGTAATTAAATAATTATATTCTGTTTTGTTGGCAATATTATTTACTAAGTCATCTTCTTCTTGTTCCATATCTAAAAACATATCAATATAAAACAAGTTAGATTCATATACATCAACATCATCATTAAGTAAACTTTGAATACCAACCACCTTAAATGGTTGACCATTAAATATGAATCGCTGATTCTTAGTAATTGTTCTCGTGAGTTCATTGCCTTGGACAGTAACCAAGACGTGCCCATTTGCTGTAATAACGTCCTTATCTTTAAGTGGTTGAGGACTAGACAATTCGTAATCTAATGCACATGGTACTTCGTTAATAAATCCATTATAAGGATTTACCCATCGCAAAGTATTATTGCACCGTCTTACCTCAAATGAACTTACCGGACTTGCAAGATTATTGGTATTTATTGTTATCCAATAATTATTAGCGAACTTATACATAAGACCGATAGGCGTTTCAGTAGTAATATCTCTATGAGAAAATACTTTAAAATCGTCGCCTTTCTTATATCCAGTTCCCATATCTATTGCCGCATCTATACTTATTTCAACATCAATATAAGCATCTGAACCGATATCCTTTTGTATTTGTACATCAAATGAGGTCTGAGTACTATTCTCCCATCTATCATCAACAAGTGCTTGCATTTGATTTATATAATGCTCTTTTGGAGTCTCAATTAAAGCTCTTAAACTATCATACATAGATAAATCCATAATCTCAACTCCTTTCTATTGTTTATATAGTATTTGTGAACAATCTAATATCACACTTCTAATTTCATCTTTTGTTGCTAACGAATTAACTTCTCGTAAGCCTTTTAACATTTCTAAAACATTTTGTTCATCTATGGTTAAGCCAGTATCTTGCGCCATACGAACTATAACTTTAAACAAGTATCGCTCATAACTTTTTTTACCATACGTATCATATATAGGCAAACATTTCCATACTTGTGCAGCATATCTATTATTAGTCACTAGATGTACCTCCGAAAAATGGAAGACTTGCAAAGTTATCGTCTAGCGTTTGATAATTCTGACCCTCTTGTTTTACTCTTGTATAAAGAGTTGTAAGATATTCTTGTCTAGGATTAAGGTTCTGACCTGTGCTCTATATTATTTTGTATTTTATATATAATTTCAGTTTTTATAATGTTTTCAATTTTATCTTTATCTAGATATGATATTCTTAGTAGTTTTATATCATGTGTTTTACAAAAGACATCTTTTATAGAATCTCTCTTTTTTACTGTTTTAAAAGCATCTATCTCGTCACTATTGGCAGACATTTTAATAGGCTTATAATGAAACTCGCCATCATATTCTATTGCCATTTTAATATGTGGTATATAAAAATCAAATTTTAATTCTCTTTTATATACACACCCTGGAAAAGCTTTTTGTGTTTCAAACATAATATTATACTTGCTTAAAATCTCTGAAATTTTTTCCTCTCCTTTACTTCGATTTGCATTACAAAACCGACAGCCTTTTCCTTGTTGAAAATTATTCCATTTAATTTCTTGTATAACTTCAATATGTTTTCTACATTTATATGATAACTTCTTTTGTGCGTTAACATATTCATTGGATAATAAAATATATCCCCTTTTCTCAAATGCACTTCTAACATCTTCTATGAAGATTTTTCCGTGGTTTGCACAATACGCACACCCACCACCTTGCTGTAATTTATTGTAGGTGATATACAATTCTTTATCTGGATGATGTGGACACCTATATTTCATATTAGTGTGTGCATTTTTATATTCAGTTTCTAACAATTCATATCCCTTTAACTTTAAAAATTGTTCCTTTATAAATTCTATAGAATATCTCTGTGTTTCTGCGGCTCTTTCTTTGCCGCAGAAATAACAACCTCTATTCAACTTGAACTTATGCCAAGTAATTTCTTGTGTTTTTTGAGGATGTTTTTTGCACTTATACTTCATTTTTGTAGTCGCATTAATATACTTAAACTCTAATAATTCATATCCTCTACTATAAAAAGCCTTTTGAACATCATTGAATGCTGGCTTATTATATCTCATTTACTACTCCTTCTATATAAAAATACCTAAACTTATTTTCATAAGTATATAGACTATATCTTTCCCATATCATTTCGACTTAGGGCGAAACCTTTTCAATATACTATACCATATATTTACTCCCTGCGCAAGGGATAGTCGTTGAACTTTAATATTTGTTTAAATATTCTTAGCTGCTGATCATCAATTATGCTAATACTTAGGATTTAACCTTATATCATCTGTTTGATTTTTTCTACTTTCGTAACATTTACGTTTGCCTTACGACTCCGCTTTAGTTCAAACAGCTTTATGATTTTCCAGCAATTAGATTTCTTTGTTGGTTTAATAAATTAAACACTACCTGCACGTTTCCATACAGACTTACTGCTTCGTTTAAAATAACGAAGGTCAATAACGCTTGAATTCCTTATCCTGTAAAGCTTCTTTAAACTCAAGAACATCTTGTAAATTAGATTCATACCATACAATGACGGTATAATCTGCCAAAATATTTATCTCGGACTGATTTAATGTTTCATCAAATTCCTCAATCATCTCATCATAATTTAATGATTTCATACACTGAGTAAACTGAGGAATAGCCTTTATGAGATAACTTTTTAATATGTTTTCAAACCGATCATTATCTGTGTCAAATAGTTTATTTAACCCAAAATCCTTAATTGTGATTAATGCTCGGTCTATTACTGTACCAAAAGGAGTACCCATACTATCACCCCTTTCATCTAGTTATTTTACCGAAGCGTTCTTTGACATTTCTACAATATCATAACCAGTTTCATCCTTGATTCTTTCAAGAACATTTGCATCAAAGTGTTCTTCAGCTTTGTAAAGTTGCACAATCCTTATAATTGTTGCTTCTAAAAGTTCTGTCGGTAATGCCAACAAAATTTCTACATCTAGGTCTCTTCTGAGGTAAACCAACTCGTCCATGAGCTCTTTTGTGAGAATTGTATCTGCATACTTTTCAGTAAGTCCTTGTTCTTCTGCAAAATCTCTATCGCATATGTATATTAAGCCAGACTCCATTGTTTTAGGATAAGACGAAATGATATCTTCAAGATCGTCGGCTTTGATTTCCCATTTTGAACCATATTCCTTGAACGTATATCCTCTACCCTCAAAATTAGGTCTTGTTGCAACATTTACTGGGTTTGGAGAAAGACTTATACATTTTATCTTTCCACGTCTCGCAGAATTATCCTTCTGTATCACTACAGTTTGATTGTTAGCAGATTTCATTTCCTCTAACATTTTCTGCATTTCAGCAAGTGCTTTTTTTGTTTCTTCAAGTTCAATTTCGGTCTGTGTTTTTACTTCTGCCTTTTTGGTTTCTGTTATTGTAGCTGCCGCTGTATTCGCTTTTCTTCCTCTGCTGGTTGTTGTTTTTTCAGCCATATTTCCTTTAATTCCTTTCTAATAAAAATATGGACGGGTAATTAAACCCGTCCATAAAAAGTTTACGCTTCAAGGTCTTTTACAATACCACCGATTGAGTTAGTTGCTACAATCGTATCCCAAGCCTTGTTCAGAGTTGTCATCTGAAGCAGATTTGCATTATCGTAAACACCATCAGTGTGTGACATAAGTGCCCCACCAACACCAATTTTTACAATCTTATCTGCCGCCGGTGATACTACATAAATCTTAGTATCATCAAGCTTCAGTGCATATGGGTGTTCATAGTCATAAGGATTTGCAATCTGAGTAAGCGGAATAACATCATAAGTGTTGAATACTGGTAAATGTCCAATCTCAACATATGGACTATCAAGCAGATATCTGTAGTTGTTATTGCTTGGCAGTACATTTTTCAGTGCAACTGGTGTTCCCAGAATAACTGCCTTTCTTCCACCATTATAAGCTGTAACTCTTTCGCACAGACTAATAAGAGCACCTTCTGAATAGTTTGCAACAGCCAGATTTCCAGTAAGGTCACCCATAACTTTCTGGAATGCATCGTAAGCATCAAAGAGCATTGCCGTCTCGATACTTCTAACTGCCTTCATTGTTTCTCTTGCGATTGAAACTCTATTTGACAGAATTTCAAAGAGGTCAGTACCAACAGTCAGCTGATGGTTTTCTGGAACCAGAGTTACTGTAGTATTGAACAGCTTTTGAAGATTTGTATGTCTCTTTCTGTATCCAGCTCTTGATACATTGTACAGTGCATTGTTTTCAAGTTCGAACGACATTGAATCACCAAGGTCTGCAAATCTAAAATCTGCAAAATATCTAATTGCCGAGTTCATCAGTGTGTCTGGTAGAACCATGTCAATAAGATAGTCTCTAATATTATCTGCAAATTCCTTTACGATTGTGCTATTTGCATATCTTTGAAGTCCACCAAGTTCTTCTGGAGTATACTTTACTCTCTTTTGTAGTTCGATAGCAAATTCCTTATTAATGCAATCTTCCATTTCCTTTACAGAAACAGCCGATTTCTTTGCTCCTGGCACTCCTCTAAGTGCCATATCGTTTTCTGCATATTCTTTAAAAGCAGCATATAAGTCCGGAGCATTCTGTCCAAACTGTTTTACTGACTCATATTCTCTAATCATATTTTAAATCTCCTTCCTTATAGTAGATTGTATCCTAATTACTCTTGTACACATTCAATTTTCCAGCAGATCTGCTGAGTCATACCGATTGTACCTCTTGCAGCTGGGAACGGAACAATGTATTTATGTTCTACTTTAAATGCAGTTGATCCAGCAGTTGCTCCAGTTAAAGCAGCAACCCTTGTCAGCTGAGTTTGATTTGCCTTTGCTTCAAGAATATCTCCTGCTACAATATTGGCAGCAGTATCAGTATCTACGCAATCGTTACTTACAATAACCTCATTGCCCTTTTTAGGTTTGAACACTGTGAATACTCTCTTCGGTTCATTTGTGTAATCTCTAGGGTCTGCAGAAAGTCCAGCAAACTCATTTTCTCCTACCATTGTGATATGCATTGACGGATTGTATGCCATGTAACAACCACCAAGAGTACCTTCTCCTGGTGCCGCAGCAGTCCACACATCATCACCTTGTTTTGTAGGTGCTGTAAGAGCTACCAATTCTCCACCAGCAACAGGGATACCTGCAATTGCATATCTGTTTTCAGCATCAATATTTGTAGCCGAAATTGCTGATTCTATCATAAATCCATTAGCCATAATATCTTATCCTCCTATTTTTTATTAATTCTATCCCAAACATTTTCATCAGATGTGTCATTATTATACTTGCTGAAATCATATCCCATTCTAATAATGCCGTCATCTTTCTTTGCTTGTTTCTTAATTCTATGATCGTAAGCAAAAGATTTAGCTTCAAGCTTAAACTGTTCTAACGATTCAAATGTAACATCTTTCTTTTTGGCTTCGAGTTCTTCATAATCTTCCATTTTGAGATCATCTTTAACACTTGCTAAAATCTTATCTACCTCAAAATCCTTTTGCTTTTCAAGCTCTGTTTCTTTGAATGTTTTAAGCTCAGCCATTTCTGTACACATTTTTTCAATCTTATCCATCACTATATTAGCTTCTGGATCGTCTACATTCCACAGTTTTCTAGCTTCGGCTCTCTGTTCTGCTGTCTCGGCTCTGAGCAATTCCAGGATTGCGCCATTATAAGCGTTCATATCTAAGGACATTTCTTTCTCATCATCCTCTTTGTCTTCCTTGTCATCGTCATCGTCGTCGCCTATTTCTTTCTGCTCTTTATCTTCGAGTCCTTTTTTATCCTCAGCGTCTTCCATTTTCTTTTCATCTTCAAAAGTCTTTTGCACTTCGGATTTTTTCATTCCGTCATAATTAATGTCGATACTCATGTCTTCATCATCTTTACCAAGAGTGATTTTTGCAGGAATATCGAATTTTTCTTTTGTCTGTTCGTTAGTAACAACAACCTTCTTGTCTTCAATACTATCTACAAAGAAATGATTCCCTAACTTTGAGTGAATCCTCTTTATAACTTCGGCATATAATGGTCTGCCTTCAAGCTCACCAAATTTCTTTTCAGCCATTTCTTCACCATCCTCTAAATTAAATTTCCTATATAATGATTCCACTTTCTTTATAACTTCAGTTTCATTTTCTTTCTTTGCATAACCCAAAGCAGAAGCCAATGCACCTCGATTATAATAAAATGTGTCTCCTACTAATTGCATTATCGGATATTTTAAATGCTCGGAAGGTGAGTTCTCCCAATCAGCTTCAACTAATGCGTAGACATCTTTTACCAATGAATCTCTGTTTGATGCTTTCATTACCTTATTTCTTAAAGCAGTTTTATCCACATCGCCCCATGGTGTGCCTTTAAGTTCTGTTTTATTTACTTTATAAGTAGTAGCCATTTTCTTCCTCCTTTCTTCCGAGAATTTTTTTAAATCAGACTGCTTATGCGACTGATAATACTCGTCTGCTTCGCTTGCTGAAAATTTCTTAATTGACATTTCAGCTCCCTCACAAGACGGTTTATAATCTAATCCTAGAATAGTGCATCCGTGAAAGTTGATTCCGAGAATTGGTACATTACCATCTTCGTCTTCTTCCCCCTCTTTAGCTGTAAACTCAGCACTTACACTTCTAAAATTATGTTGTTTAAATAATTCGTATACTTGTGTTGCATAAAGCTTAGATACTAGAACTTCATAGACAGCAAATACTTTACCATCCTTTTCTTTAAATTCTATTTTTCCGTCTTTTGGAAAATATCCTATAATTACTTGGTTGTTTGTGTGACCCGTAACATCTCCAGTCCATGTTGAATATTCCGCCGTAAGAAATTTACCAAGCATGGTATGGGCATCTCTTTTGAGAATATCTAAATCTATTGGATTCTTATGTGAATTATTTCCCTCTGCAAGCAAATATACTTCCCCAAATGCAAAATCAACATCGTCGTCCCCTTGAAAAAGGGTGATGTTTTTAATGCTGAATTGCTTTATTTTTGAGTTATCCATACATTCCCACCCCTTTCAACGTTTCAATTAATTCTACACTTTTTTTATAATAGTAATTTTCGCCATCAAAATATTTCGGATTAAATCCTTGTTTTTGTAACCAACGACTTATAATATCCGGAGCAATATAAAAGTTCGATTTATCTCTTGGTTTTCCCCTCATCAACATATCTATACACCCCTAGTGCCATCTTTACTATCTAATGTAAAGAATGTTGGAAAGTCGTGATCGAATGCCTTAATATCATCTTTATATAACTCTGCTTTGTCTCTAATAAGTATCATCTGTGCTACTTGTTCATTGACAGCTCTAAGTATTTTATCTAATTCAACAACAATCAAAATATCATCATTGCTATCCGCTATCTTACGTACAGCCATAAACTTATTCTGAAAATCAATGGTTCTACTAAGCATCTGTTCCATTATGTCAAGAACACTATCATATTGGACATCACCTGCCGGTGTTGCTGGATAGTATGGAACTATATTAAAATTTTCAAGACACTTTTCGTTTAACACATCAGCTTCAGAAGCATACCAGTGAGCTATGTGCTCATGGATTAATCTACTTGACTGCTCACATACAAATGTAACACCAAGCACGCCCACGGTTGCGTCCCACCAACGGTTCATAGCAAAAAACTCACCATTAAGCTCTTTGATCGCTGTTATCGTCTCGTTGCTCACGTTCATCTTTATTACCTTCTTCTTTTTCTACTACTATATCTTCCTCAACCTTTTCGGCTGGTTGTTCTGGTATTTCGCCAACTTCTAATATGGCAGTTTCGCCCAATCTTTTCAAAATCACACTGATTTTGTCTGCGGTCTCTAATGCCAAATCTATCTGATCGTAATTATTCAACTCATTAGCTTCTGCACAAATATCAAGCAAAATATCAGATAAAGAAGAATAGGCTTCATTTATTTTTTCATAATTCTGCATCACTATGTCCTCTTTCCCGTCTTCCACTTGTCATAATCACGACTCGATGTTTCAACACGTTTCTTCCTTGGTCTGCCACCTTTATCGTCCACTGTACTACTTGCCGTATGAATTGAAACAAGCTGTGACAACTTGTCTTGCATATCACCAAACTTAGCTTCGGACAACATTCTTGAAAATATATGAGGTGGATACCCAAACGCTTGTGCAAACGCACTCTCGTTTAATACTAATCCTCTATCCGCCGCATCCAGTATAGCTTCTCTACGGTCTTCTTTATCAAACCAGTAATCAATACCATCAAACCAAAAAGTAAATTTATATTTTCTTGTCTTCCTGTTAGCAAAGAAAGTCATAAATTGTGCAAACTGTGAATAGAGTGCTTTAAGTGGTGCCGCATCTGCCGTTATTTGTGCAATTAATTCAGCTTCACTTACTCTATCCGAACTATAAATAATCCTTGACGCATTTACCCCTGTACTTGCGGTTGTTTGATTTTGCGTCTCGTACATATTTGGGTTTTTGTCTTCATACTGAAAGAATTTATTGTTCTCAGTCGGCAATGCACCAATTTTTATATTTTTCTTTAATCCTTGCTGTGCAACATTAAGTAGTGTTCCAAGTAATTTCGGGTCTATTGCAAAATCGTTTGGTTGTTTAGAATCTTTTTTCATTCTAATTTCTCCGACGAGAATACCATATGCTGTTGCAAAATCCTTGTCATACTGAAGCTTTTGTACCTCTGCGTCAAGAACAGTGTTCCTCATAAGGTTTGCTAAAGGCGGCACATTCTTGAATGAACTTGCATCATATGTAAAACACCATGCACCATCGTAAGGCGATGTCTGCACCCAGTATGCCCACGACCCTGTTCTCTTATTTAATGCATTGGATGGAATATAATTATTTCCACTAGTCTCATTAAATAACTCTTTATAATACTTACCAAATATCGGATCATATAAATCTATATCAACTGTTCCAGAAAGTAAAAATGTAAGATTTACATCAAATAACATCCCTAAATTACTATACCCAGTTGTTTCACAGTACATTTGCGGTAATGTTTGGAGTGCATACTTTTGATTGCCACCGTCATTTTTTGTAGTCTCTCTAAACCAAGCGTAATGCACACCACTTCTGAGCAAATTCTTCGTTATCGACCTGAATGCTCCTATATAGTCAAAATTAAAAAGAAATTTATTTACTCTTTCCTTATCTTCTCGATACTCTTTCGACTTATAATCTTTCTCCGTGCTAGCATTATTACATACCATTGCCAAATCAAAGCTGAGTATGCCAGCTTTATAATCTAATACCTTATTATATAAAGTATCAAAATACTCCATATAATTACAGAATCCCCTAAGATCATCTATATTGTTTGCCGCATCTGACAAAGCCTTTGTAACCTTGTCATACGTTGGTGCTTCTGCTATATTTTCTAAATTCAACAGGTTCTGGTGCAAAATTTCTGGTGTATACAATCCCATACCTTTCAATCCTCGATAAAAACTATCGGCAAATTGTAACACGTCCCAGACCTGTTCTCTATCTAGTAACTTTTCATTATCTTCACTCAAATGAGAATCCTCCTTTCTTATGGTTTTCTATCCCCACAACTGCCAGTCGGATTCATCCCAATCGGGTGAGGATTGCTTTTTTATCATTTCTAATTCTTTAAGATGGAAGAAATAGTTTGCATATTCTGTTGCAACAATTCTATCTCGTTTATTTTTTCCTGCTACAACCAGGGCTATAAAGCCTTTCTTTATAACTTGTTGTAACTTTATTGCTTCATCAAGAACAGTAATATCTGTTTGAACATGCCCTAACAACGCCCTCATCTTTTGTCTTGATGTAAGGCTTGCATATTCTCCCTCATCTTCCATTATCTGTTTCTTTGTAGTTTCATCTATAAGTAGTCTCATTGTATGATTTAATAATGCGTTTTTCATTGCAATATGATAGTTATTATTTCTTTCGTCTGTACCTACTACTGGAATAATAACTGGTATTGCATTAGAGTCTACAACTCGACCTCTCAAATTTTCAGTCTTAGTTCTATCACAGAAAAAGTTTAGTATATTATCGTTGTTGTAAATACCAAATCCATTCATCTGGATACCTAATTGGTCGTGATAATAAGACTTTGTTAATTCGATTAGCCGGTCTTCTCCTCCATTTCTTATCAGTTTGAATATTCTGACAATTTAATTTATAAATCATCTTTTCTTAAAGCCGCTACGCTTTACCGCTTTCGCCCTTACGTTTCCGCAAGGATTAGACCATATCTTCACATATTGTGTTTACCGTTTCGAGGTATCATCGCTTATACCCCTACGCTCAAATGAGCTGGTCGTTGAACCTTGATATATTAAATATATCCTTGGCTGCTGATTGTCCAATTCTTACATACTTGCAAGACTCTCAGGAGTTTCCAGCAATTAAATAAATTTAAAGTGGACATAAGTTTATCCACTATCAACACATCTGCTTCATACAAATAAAACAATTCCCTTATTCTTAAAATAGACTCATCTTTTTTACCACCACTATAAGTTTCCATATACTCCATATTGCGAAGTATTCTATCTTTATCCTCATTTGGATAACCACTCATGCAACCAATTACCGTATTATCGCTTGTTTGATTTTTCTTTACAGTATCGGTAAAAGCAAAGTCTACATATACTGTTCTCAACTCATCATCGAGCTTGTCTCTAAAGTAAGGAACTTCGCCACGCAAATAATCACATATGTATTCCTCATATGTTGGTGGCACAAATCCATCTTCAATAACTCGATTTGATTGGAACATTTCCAATGAATAAAAAGACCCCTCAACTTCACCTTGTGGAATGTTGTAATATTCCATAAGCACATCTGGCTCACTTGAACCTTGTCTTGCAATATCAAAATCCTCTCTAGTTAAGAAATTATGATGTATTGCAGTCTCAATGTCACCACACATAACATTATAAACAATTCCACTGCCAACGGTTCCGCTAAACGCATTATTAACAGATACCTTCCATTGTCTAAAGAACCACTCATGTTTATATCTCGTTGAAGTTAAGTAAATAATCTTAGCCTTCTCAACTAATCTAGGATCATCTTTATATTCATCTAATAATCTATATTTTGGTACTCTGGCATGTCGCATTGGAACAAATACCGAGTCAACCATACTTTTTTTTAATAATCTACACTCCTCAAATAACAATACTGACGCTCTGTTTCCTCTACTTGAATCCTGTTCCGGCAATACCTTTATTACCGATTCATTAAAATGGAAATCAACACGTATCTCCTCTTGGTCATATTTGAATGTAATGTATTTATTATCTTTAAGCCATTTTAGCTTTGGAGAAAAGGCACCACATAGTTCCCTCTCCATCTTTTCCTCCACCATCTTTTTTGCGGTTTTAATAGTGGTTGCCGTCAGCACAATTTCACTTCGAGGTTTTAACATGCAAGTAATAAATGCCATGATTGCCGCCAAGAAGCTTTTTGAATTACCTCTTCCGCACATCATGTAAAACACATCGCTTACTCCTGCAAGATAGAGAATTACCTCTTGGAAAAACCTCAAACTTTTCATGCCGAGTTCATATTTTGCATATATGTTCCAATTCCGTCTATAAAACGTCGTCCAATCTCTTACTTGTTGTCGTCGTTGCTTTTCGGTTAATCCTCTGTTTTTATGTTTTCGTTGTTTACGATTAATTATGAGCTGTTCTAACTTAGCCATTCTTTACCAACTCATCTGTATTAATGTCTGGTTCTTCTGCTTTTTCCGCAATTTCATCATGCTCGTATTTCAGAGAATATTCTTTTGATCCCAACAAAACATTTTTAAATGGTCGTATTACATGATTGTACATATATTTACCAATACTCATAAAATCACAATATTTTTCTAAGTCTTTATAGTGTTCTGCTGGTTCTTCTTGTTCCATATACGCAATTTGAGATTCGAGCATCCTGTCAATCATAGATTTCTCTTTTTCAACTTTAAAATCATCAATTTTTAAAGTTTTCATAAGTTCTATAATCTGTTTTTGCTCTTCTTTTGTATTTTCTTTATTTTCATCTTTTTTTCTTTTTCTAAGTTCTACAAGACATAAGTCTCTATAAAGTCGTTCTTGCGCCACAGTCATGGTTTCAAGTCCTCTTGTGTATTCGCTGAACATATATTCAAGTAATTGAAGTTCTTCAACCTCATATCTACCCCAATCAAGTTCAAGTTCTGCCATACTTTCTTTGATAGATTCCTCTTGTTTTTTAACCTTTTTAACCTCACCTAACGCAACATCAGTATCTGCAAATGTCTCCCATACGTCAACATTCTGCTTATTAGCATACATAATTGACATATAGTTCCCCATATAATTGTATTTAATACCCGGCTTTCTTTTTTGATTTGATATCTTTGTCTCTACTTTTTCATAAATTTTAATCAAAAATGGAACCCCAACCTCTGCACACGTAAACCATAATGCACTTTCAAGGCTCCCATGAATTTTTAAATTTTTATGTATCATCTCATTACAACAATCTTTACAATAAGGTAATACACCTTTTGTATGATTTGGATTTGGAGACTTATAGAAATAATCTATAGGATACGGTCTCCCACATTTAACACAAAAACTATCTTCTGGTTTTCTTGCTGCCATTTAATTCCTTTTATCTCCCTTCTGTATTTTTATTATACTCATTTATCACAATAAGCATAATAAAAATACATGACACCTCCAATTATAGAGGTGTCATTATATTACATTTTTGACACTTTCTTTCGCTGATAGTTTTCTATTTTATGTTTTACGCTTTGTTTGTACTCAAAAGCTTCTTTAAGCTCGCCATTTGGAGGTTTTTCATAGAGAACACAATCAACAAGCTCTTTTGTAACACAAAAGATAGCATTGATAGCTTCGAGGGTTAATTCTTCTCTCTCAACCCTATCCTTCGCTCGCGCTTCTGCTTTTTTCTGTTGTTGCCCAATTATAGCTAGTATTATTCCAGATAACACTGATGGTAATGCTGTTGCAATAACAACACTTGTTTGTATCATTGTATCCACCATCTCTTTTATACATTAATATGTACTGCATTGCCCATTTGTGCAGTATTTGCATACGAATAAGCAGCACCATATCTATATGCAAGATTAACAACTGCGTTTCTGCCAGCTACAGTATTGGTAACGCCCGGAATATAAATATCTGCCGCTCTACCAAACCTATGTGCTGAATTTGATATTCCACCAACTTGACGATTAAAAGTAGCGCATCTCTGTCCTGATGTAATTGTGATTGGTCTTCCGTAATACGATCTAATCGCTTCAAGAATAGAAAGCAGTTTAGCCGATGTTGTTCCACCAGGATATCCATTGCAATATCTGCCTCCGCACTCACAAGCAAATTCAGCCTTTTTAAAATGTGTACTTGAACCATTACCAATATTATTATTAAGTGCTTTGAATGTTGCTGTACCAGCTATTCCATCAACAACAAGACCATGTCTACTCTGAAATGCTCTAATTGCATTAATTGTATTTGTTCCAACTATACCGTCTTGTGTTACTCCAAGTTTTGCCTGTAATGATGCAATACATGATACTAATTTAGCGTTTGTATTTGTTCCGTAAATACCATCAACAGCAAGACCATGATCTCGCTGAAATCTAATTATAGCATTTCTAGTTCCTGTTCCTTTAATTCCGTCAATTGCACCAGTATAATAGGCATAGTAATGTTTAAGATTTCTTTGATATTGTGTAACTGTTAGCATATTGTCACCGCCCTACTCTATATCTGTTTCTACTTCGCCATCATCAATGTGTGTTTTCTTTAATTCTTTTAATGATTCCTGAGCATACTGAGCAGATTTAGTTACGTTATTATTCTTCCACCATACCCAAACACAGCCAAGTCCTGCAAGTACCTGTGTAGCAATATCGGTAAACGCATTCTCATCAAATGGAATTGGATTGATCCCCTTTGCCGTAAGAATGCTATTAATAAGCAATACTGCCGCCACAATAAGTCTAATTATTGCCTTGCTTGATTCTTTATTCATAAGTAATCCTCCTTTAAATTTTACATAACAATAAAGAGCAATACCTTTCGATATTGCTCTTTTTCTGTGTGATTAATATTCATATGAGGTCGCTACTCTCATATCGTTCTCTTATGAACTGCTTGTCATTACTGCAAGATTATCCCTGTTTTTTCAACATTCACATCGCTTGATATTACGTCAGATTTCACTGGGACATTGGCTTTCTTAAATAGCCAAAGGTATTATTTTCTGTATCGCTAACCCACAGCGATTAACTACTCCCGTCGTGTGGAGATTTTAATTAATTTAATAATATCTTATTACTAAGTTGTATTATTCCAAGTCACATATTTTAAAATGTTTTCTATAGTACTGTGATGAACACCAAATTTTCTAGCTAGTCCTCTTGTCCCAAATTTACGGTCTCTAGGAATATAATTCTTGCGTATATATTCCACTTGTTTTATCGTTAATTTAGCATTCCAACGATCTTCTCCATACTTTATTGAAACAAAATCATTCTCATATGCATGTTGTATGTTATATTTAAAAGTGCACCATTCTAAATTATCAATACGATTATTTAATTTATTTCCATCTTTGTGATTTACTATTGGAAGATTATTAGGATTTTTTATAAATGTTTCTGCCACAGCTTTATGATTCTTGAAAGTAATCTTATGTTTTCTACTACCCAATGAACCACTCACAAAATAATATCCTGTCTTTAAAATATTTTTTCTTCTTACCTTCTTGGTTCTTGAATTTCTTATCTCTCCGTAATTAGAAACTTCATACCAGTATCCATAATCTTTCCCTTGATAAATTAACCTTCTCCACTCTTCTTTCAATATGTTTTCCCCACTGTATATTTCTTGGCAGCTGGGGAGAGGTTCAAACTCTCACGCTTTACAGCACAGGAGTCAAAGTCCTGCGTGTCTATCAATTCCACCACCCAGCTATAATTCCATATCCTAAAACCCTCTTTATCAGTGAGGTAAAACCAATATGGTACAGCCCAATCTTGGCTGCGAGGTTTTCTTGATTGAGGAAAAAATGATTACCAATGAAAATCTTGAATAGTTTTATTAATCGCTTATCAGACCTTCGCCTTACTAATTGTTTTCAGAATATATTCATCCAATAGCAACAGAACGATGAGCTTCGGGGAGCTACCCCTAACTTTTTTCTGCTATCAAATACTTGATCTTAGGCTATACGAGACTGATACTCGCAAATTTCAGGTAATTTCATCACATAATTGTTTTATATTTTCTACGTTTAACTCAAATATAAAAAGTCTTTTAAAACCAGCAGCGTTACCCTACTCTTACTTGGCACTTGTCTCAAACATACATTTCTGTATTTCTCTGCTAAATGACTTATTAACATTTCTTTGCGTAAACACAGCTTGTTACTTCTGTGCGATACAAAGATTCTTCTCGTCTGAGCGTCTATTGCGCCATCGACAAGACCAATGATTTTACCCTTACAAACAATCAGCACTATATCTTGCCCTTGAAACTTTGTTTCTCCATAGTGTTCACTGTCGCCAGTCACCATACGATACCAAGTCAACGTATCCGTAGTCCCTAATATCGTGTCATCCGATATCTCTCAGCAGGATATCAACCCTTCTACACTGAGTTCATAAGCGATTAATAAACCTATTCAGTTTTCAATGTTCTTTTTCTTTCTTTGCTACCTCTATAGTATATCACGATTTGCGTATTCTGTCAAGTAGTTTTTGAAATTATTTTTATTAAATATCCCCACCGATATTTAATGTGCCAACCCCTCGCCACTGGCGAAAACTCTTTATGTTAGCTCCCCCACATATTCCTTGATTACAGTATTTATTATACAACTAAATTCCAAATATGTCAACTACTTTTGTAAGATTAATTTACTTGAATCTCTATATTCATTCTGTCTTGACCGTACACAATCAAGTTTTGGCTTGGCGGTGTTACCTCTCGACATTGTCCAATAGCATATTCATCTGCCCCTTTTAAAGTGCCATTCACATTGATATAGATGCCAGATTCGTTTTTATCTACCATTGCATGATAATGTCCAAGATGAATCTCTGACGGTACTACCTTATATAATTTTACAAAGTTCTCTATAACACTACTTGGTCTATCATGATGTCCATGTGCCACACAGATTGTCTTGCCGCAAAATTCATATTTTAAAATGTCCCTGCCATGCGACGTTATGACCGGAATGTTTTTGTCAAGACCCATTCTAAGCATTTCTGGAATCAACATTTCAAAATTTTCTCGTTCTGCTGCTTGATCTTTTTTATTTGCAGTGAGTCGACCATGATTGCCAAGTGTCGTTACGACCGTAATCTCTTGTAAATATGGTTTTAATGAATTAATGAACCGAATAAGCGTCTTGGAAACCGTTACAATTTGTTCTGAAGCAAATTCCTCAGACTCGACCTTCCCACCAAGATTAATCAATCCTTCAATCATATCCCCATTGATTTCAACAGCCAACTTAGAAATCCTAAGATCAAGTATATACCTCTTAACCTTGTTATTGAGATTTTCGGCTCGTCTTATTATTTCATCAACTGAATAATAATTCCACTGAGAATCACATAAAGAGCCACAATGCCAATCACTTAAACATAAAATTGCATGTTTACTATCTGCTGTCGGTCGCTGGTACTCACCAAACTCATATTTATTAATATATTCAAAGCATTGCATATTTTCTTCAAGCAAATCTTTAAGGTTTTCAAAACGAGCTTCAGCTCTCTGATATTTATTATACTCTCTACGCGCATCTTGATATTGAACCTTTGCCTTATAAAGTTCATCTTTTTCAAGTTGAATCTGATTAATAATGTCTTTTTCCGTAATGTCTTTTGTCCCATCAAACTTTGGCAATAGCTTGTTTATCACATAATACGCTTTGCGAAGATTTTCTGACGAATACGTATTATCTGAGCCAAGAATATAATCTCCCCATTCTTTGTATCCAATTTCGCCACGTTCAAGGTGTCTCGTGATGCGCTTTATGTACGACACCCAAGACTCATTAGGCTTCTTATCCATTAATTAAATCCTCTTCACTTGAAAGTCTAAGCGCAATCTGTTTACCAAGATTCCTTTCAAGAATATCTCTTAAATCAATTTTTTCAAACTCATCATCTCGCCAGATTATAATTTTTAAAGTATCATTTTCATCTATATCTAATGTTCCAGTTATATCAATCGTCGTTGTCTGTTTGTACTTGTCTTTTGCCATCCTGTTTTTCCTTTTTCTCTAATATGTCTTTAAATGCTATATCAAATTCTCGCATCTGATTCTCTCTTGCATATTTATCCAAATATCTTTTGCTCTTTGGAATTATTCCCCTTTTTATATTTTTTTTACTATCCTTGGCAATAATCTCTCCGTTCGCATAATTCTTTAAGTCATTAGCAGGAGAAAACATTAATTGTATATATGGTGGCAAGAATACCCATCGACCATCTGGTCTTCTCACATCCCTACCGCCCCTTTGTGATCCGTAAAACAACCCAAAGTTTTTTATGTCCAAACATTCATTAAACCTAACTTCCTCACCAATAATTACTGCCAATTCCGCAATAACTTTTTTGAGTGTTTTGGGTTTAAGCTTAGTCCTTCTGCTCAATAAATCATAAAATTTCTCTGTGTTTATGGATTTTCTTCTGTATTCCAGTTTACCTCTACCCATTAAACCCACTCTTTTCGCTTATCGCTCTAATTTCTTTTCTGAACGATTGTGTAAAGGCGAACTCTGGTTTCTTATATGCTGGCTTTGCAGATATAGTCACTAATCCCTTTACTTTTGGACTGTAACCCTTTCTTTCAGGTTGAGCAGCCATATCTTTTAATTTAAATCTACCAAGATCACCAAATCTTACCGAATGACCTTCTCTTAACAATCTTTCCACAATCACAGTATACGCTTCTACCATCTCTCGTGTATCTGATATTGTGAATCCTGTATATTTTGCAACAAGCCTTACTAGCTCATCTCTATTTACATAACCCATTTTTAATCCCCCTTTAATTCCTTTATCCTTTTGGGTGAAGCTTAATTGCCCCACCCAAAATTTTTTGACATGTCTCCCGTATTTTTAGACCGCTCTTGGGAAGAATAGCGGTAGACCTACTTTGACATTTTGTCATTTCTAGCCATTTCTATCATGTACCCATAACAGACTTAAAGAAAAAATGTTGAAATTTCAACGATTATAAGACGTTAAATTTTTTTGGTGTCCGCTTTTTGTACGTTTTTTGCAAAAATTTCCAAGAAATTTCGTGGATTTATTTCATACAAAGTCTTAAAAAGTATCGTTCTGTTATGTTTAAGGTTTGTTATTGCTTCTTGGCTCTGAACCTTTGGTGTGATGTTAAATGCTCTATCGATAAGCCACGACATCAATCCTTTATATTCTTTTGAGATATATGTTTGTCTTATCCTGTCAATCAATTCTTCAAAGTCATTCCTAAGCAAAAGATAATCTTCATTACAACCACTTTGTGTTTTATAAACATCAAGCGAAAAATCTTCAATCATTCTTTCTACACGTTTGGATTTCCGTCTTGTTTGTTCTAGCTCAAATCTCTGAAAGAAATGATTTAGTGGCAACGTACTTTCTTCTGGGGTGTACTTAGTATACTTTATCTCACTAAGATAATTCATTGGACATTCAAGCTCGTAATTGACTTTATGATGATTCTTTTTTCTAAAGTCATACCGAATGTCTTTCCAGAATTTAGGATACCCGTTAACCTTAATATCCATATTGCTTTTAATCCGTTTTATTTCGTCTGAAATATCTATATCGTAAGACCTTTTAGCACTGTCAATAGCAATTTGAGCAATCGTCGATAATATACATACATAATCGTCAAACTTTTCATCTTCGAAGTTATAGGTGTATGTCAGTGCCAATTGTGCTAAGTTACTTGACTCACCTATTGCAAGTTGCGACTTAGCCAAGTTATTATCCATGTAAGAAAAATCTTTTGGTGTATTGTCATAATGATTTTTGTCTTTCGGTATATTATTTACTATCGTCGGATAATTCTGTACGCAATGTTTTGCGTATTCTACAACGTCTGTTTGATTAGTAACATAAATTGAATCTGAATCTTGATCTGCATTTTGTTATATCTTTGGCTCTTTATCCAAAGCGTCTTTAAGTTTCCTTAAAGTATCAGACTATCTCATTACCATATGCATTACACTTAGGTATGCGGCACTCGTGTTAATCTTATTGTTCTACCTACTCAATTATTAGTCGTTGAACTTTTCTACCTACTTTTACGGTATTCGGTAGACTTAGCTGCGGATTAGCATAGTATTTTATTTTAAATGTTCTTCCATGTTTTCTTTTTGACTATATTTAAAAATGTACTATGAATATTTTTATATTGTTTTACCGTTTGCAATTCCGGATAAAAAACTCTTACAATATCTGCGACACTATTTCCCTGCTCGTACAATTCACGTATCTTCAGAACCTCCTTTTCTGTAAAAGTTGCTCGTCCGTTCTTTATACCCTGTTTACTTTTACATACATTGTCATAATTATATTTTAAAGTATAATTTATATTATCTTTATGTGTTACCCATTCTAAATTGTTTGCGTGGTAATTTAATCTATTAAAATCTTTATGGTTTACTTCAGCTCCTTCAAAATATCCTTTTACCCAACCACGAGCAACATATATATGTACTGGAATACCACCACCAAAACAAGGATATCCGTCTGTATTTATGTGTGTGGTAGCTTTTTGTCTACGTCTTTTAGGGTTTACAGCAACTCCATCTTCTGCAATATATTTTCCTCTACCTCTTAATTCTACATATCGGTATTCTTTGTTGTCTATATATATTACATCCTGCATTATTTCACCTCCTTTTTTATTTTTTTATTTACCGTAGCTTTCCCGCAATTCACCGCATTTACATCTTACCGTTTCCAGTAAGAGGGGCAAGATCGTTTACCCATTATTCCTATCTTGAAAATCAGTTCCAATCATGTTTATCGCAATACATTGTCTGCCAATATTAAAATATTTCTTTAACCGTTCGTCATAAACATTGTGTAAACACCCCATATTATTCTTTGAGTTAAATGGACTTCTAAACTCTGCTAAATATTCACCATTATTAAACCTCTCTGTAAAACATTGTATCCCAACATCCTCTTTTAAAAGTGTTGTATCTCTATCAACACTCTCGCCAACTGAATGTAATAACATCGCATACGGACTACCAACAATTACTAGATTATCGCCCTCGTTAATCACTTTGCCTGTACGAAACTTATTAACATATCCTCGAATGATTTCAGCTTTACGACTTCTAAAGTAATTGCTTCGTACAAAGTCTCTATCTTGCTTACAAAGTGCGACCAATGCTTCATAATCATTCACGAAGTTTTTGTTGTGTTCTAAATAATCCAGAAATACATCATCGTCAGACTTGAGCTTATTAATATAATCTTTACTCAGCTTAGTGACTTCACCTATTGTCTCAAGACTTAATGCATTTATCATCTGGTATGACATACGCTGAACTTTACCTAACTTACTCTGATGTGCTGTTTTGACAATACCAAACTTACAATCATTCTCTCTTACTTTTTGACTCCAGTAATCGTATGATACATCGAACCTTAACCATTTTGTCGCATTGTCTGTTGTTATAAGCTTGATATCTTTCGCCTTGTGCCAATTCCCAAACATATCTTGGACAAAAGCACTTTCATACTTATCTCCAAAGTAATCCTTAAAGAACAACTGAATATTAGATTCAAATGCAGCCATCTTAGTCATATGGTGCCTGAGCAAGATATATCCATTGCCCCATTCTGGAAAAATACTTGAATCAATTAAAGCTTGACCGTCAAACAAAGTGTTTTTAAGAGCATAATTATCAATTTTCTTTGCGAAACAATGTTTATTACTATCAGTCTCAATACTCACGATTTTAGTATTAAAAACCCTATCAACATCCCTAAGAATTAGGATATCATTCGGGTCTATTTGCACCGTACCAATTATTGAGCTTGCAACAAGTGAGGTATATGCACTAATCTCCACTATCGGTGCATTATGCTCTGGTAAATCAATCCCCATACGCAAAAAGTTTTTCGTCTTCTCATAAAGTCTATCACAAATAAAAATACAATCCCCAACTTTTGCAGCACCAGGTGATCTGTATAACATTTGGTAATGCACTATCTCACTAATTTCTTTGTCTTTACGTCCAGAAAGATATTTTACACTAACACCATCTCGATACCACTCATCTCTTATTTCTTCTTTGCTTTTCTTGGTGAATTTATCTTTATTCATATCGACTTGTTCTATTTTCTCTCTCAGTGCATTAATACGTTTTTCATCTTGGATGTTTTTAACAAGTTCTTGGTCTAGTGCATTTTGCAAATTCCTTCTTGATGATTCATAGGACTTGCTTTCCATATCAAAGCTGATTGATATTATATCTCTAGTATTTCCATCTTTGGAGGTTCTCAGACCATTATGTTGTAAAAAATCTAATAGCAAGGAATTTACCATCATGGCTTTATTGCAGCTATACCCTCTAACACCTAGATTGTACTCGTATAATTTCCCTGAGCTGAATTTCTTGATCTTCACACCATATTTGCTGACCGTCACTCGTATCCTCCAATATTCCCAATTCTTTTTCCTCCTCTTGTAATCTGACTCTATATTTTTTATGCTTATATTTATTATAAGACATCTCTAACCATTTCATTCAGCTTTACTCTTACAAACTCCTTTCTTTTAGCTTTATAAGTTATTATAACACTATTTCCTTTATTTGTCAAATATTGATATAGATATAGTATAATTATGAAACCACCGTGCGCTTCGCGCGCGCGTGCGTCTAGTTAACTCATCCTAGTTTATATAAATAATATATATAATTATATCTTATATGAGCGTTAGCGAATTAAGATATAATTATATTACATATATTTAATATATACTAGTTTGTATATACTTTATGTTACTGTAAATGAAGTTTAGCTATATTACCAGTTGGGTTTAATTATGCTATCTTTGAAATTTTATTAAAATCTATAAATTTTACTTGACAATTATCTATTTTCGCTATATAATGGAACCAGATAAAAACAACAGGAAGGAGATTGAAATTATGAACAATTTCATAATCAGTAGCTATGACGTGGAAAACCGATTATTGGATGTGGCTGCGGACACCGAACGAGCGCACTGGAGTATAAATACTCTTTATCGAACACTTTTACTAATACGATCCAATAAAAAAAGATGCTGCTCTCCATCATTTAACTATCTTGTAGAAAGGTTGGGAATGGCAAGACCAACACTGAGTAGATGTATAAAGGTTTTAGAAGAAAATGGATTTTTGTTTGTGATTAGAAAACCTAAAAAATCAAGTGTATACTTTATGCCACTCGAAGATTATTATTTAAAACCAGAACTGCTAGATAATTATGCAAACACAATAGAATCTTTGGGTGGCAGCTTGATGGAATGGGATAAGTACCGTAAAGAATTTTTAAAGTAAGAAAAGGAGAATATTATGAAAAAGTATTTTGATTTTGGCGAAGCAATTAGATTGATGAAAAAACGGAAACAAAGTGTGTCGTGAGGGTTGGAACGGCAAAAAACAATACATCCAGTTGGCTAGCGGCATTTCGTACAAGACAACTGAGGGTGAAATCGTAAACTGTGAACACGAGGCTATCGGCAATCAGGCTATCGCATTTATCGGAACCTCCGGTGTTCAGATGGGGTGGCTTGCATCACAGGCTGACATGCTTGCGGAAGATTGGACATTTGCAGAATAGAAGTGATAAAATGTTTACTATAAAAGATTTTAAAAATATGGATTGTGTCCATTTGAGGAACGGTACAGATTTGATGTATGTTGATAAACATTTTATAAATCATTCATACGATTTACCATTGGATTATTTCTCTGATACCTTAGAGTGCTATGAAGACAGGATGTACGATGTTATGACCGTAAAGCGGCTTCCTAGTGGCAAAGAGGACATATATTCAATAATTAATATTACATTACATGGTCAATTATTATTCGACCGAAATGTGAACTTTATTCCCACTTGGAATGGCTTAACTATGAAAGAAGCGCATAGAAAAATGTGGAATGACTTAGCTGACGGAAAAGTAGAAACCAAAATTGAATGGTTCAATGAATGGGAAACTAAAGTAGAAGCACCGGAAAATTTATGTTTTGCATGTGAAGAAGCAAAACATCGGTCAATTAACAACAATTTTTGTTTAAGCTGCCCTATAGGAGAATATACAAATGAAAGTGGTTGTCTTGATGGTCTGTATATTAAATGGCATTTTGCAAAGGGGTTTGAAAAATTTAAATTCGCACACGATATAGCAAATCTTGAATGGAAGGAGGAATAACATGGATAACAATATGTTCGAAAGTATATGTAAAGACATAGTCTATGAGCATATGCTTGATAAATACTATGAAATTAAAAAAGAAGATATATTCGTCGTCTGGATATGTAAAATTCTAGGAAATAATAAAGCTCTAGTGAGTGTAGAAGGTGCGTATGGCTTATATTTTGAAATTACATACAATGGCGATAAGGATGAATTTTATATTGACGTATATGAGAAAAAGGAGAATTATGTAATGCGATGGTAAAGGGAGAACATATTAGATATTTTAAGGAGGAAAACAAAAGTGAATAAAAAAAGAATAGTAAGTATATTATTAATCATATCAATCATGGCGATTTGCTTATGTAGTTGCTCAAATGAAAAAGAAAAAATTACTGCACCAGAGGTTCAGATTACACAGAGCGAAAAAAGTATTGACGACAGAGTTACGGATATCACAAACATTGTTAAAGAAAATATGACAGACTCGTATTATAATCATGAATATAAAGCAGAAGATAATACACTTTATATTTACTTTAAAATAGATGGCTTATCCGAATACATTACAACTGGGAATATTAGTGAGTATCAGTCACTCACTACAAGTCTTGACGAACTTGGTGAGGTGTCATATAGAGCTGCTAATTACGAGTTTGATGTGTGTTATGTGATATTGAATGACATTAATGAAAATAATATTTTATATATGAATCTGAATGGGATTAAAATTTATGACGTAAGTGAGGGATTATAAATGAAATACGTTGGGTCTAAAAATCGTATATCAAAACAACTAGCACCAATCATTCAGTCATATATTGACGATAATAATATTAAAACATATTGGGAGCCATTTTGCGGTGGGGCAAATATGATTGATAAAATCAAGTGTGAAAGACGTATTGGATCGGATATACATCCATATCTTATCGCTTTATTGAAACAAGCATCGGTTAATATATCATGTTTTCCTAAATCAATATCAGAAGATGAGTACAAAGCGGTTCGGAACAATCCGTCTAATTATCCAGATTGGTATGTTGGGTTGGTAGGGTTTTGTTCTTTTGGTGGCAAATGGTGGGGTGGTTACCCTAGAAGTTTCAAAAACGACGGTGTAACACCAAGAGATATGCCAAATGAAATAATCCGAAATCTCACTAAACAAGCACCTAAACTTAAAGGAGTAGAACTTTTCTGTCGAGATTATAGACATGTCACTAATGTCAAAAATATGGTTATTTATTGTGATCCACCATATAAAGACACTACAAAATATTCAACTAGTAATTTTAACTATGAAAATTTTTACGAATGGGTTAGAATGATGTCAAAAGATAATATTGTTCTAATAAGCGAATATAATATGCCAGACGATTTTGAATGTATTTGGGAACAAGAATTAACTTGTACCTTGGACAAAAATAAGAGGAGTAAGAGAGTTGAACGATTATTTAAATGGAAAGGCTAACCCATATTTGGCTTATGTTTCAAATAAACAACACTGGGAAATTTTGCTATAAAAAATACAATGTTTGATTTTACCGATACAGCAAATTACGCATTTAATTTATTTACTAAAATTTTCTGGGAATCGTTTAGTGATGAAGCTAAGAAAGGATTTTATCTAAGTCAAGCATATTGGTATGCAGAAAGGACAGGAATAGAAATAAAGTGAATATATTTAACAAAAACAAAAGATATAAAATTCTCTCAATCAAAGAGAAGAAAACAAAAGAAGAAAAGTTCTATGAGTCATATATGGGGTATGTATTGTCGGCAGAACTAAATATGCTTCAAGATGGTGAATATCACTTACAGCTTTTTCGAACAGGCGAAGACGGAGCATATCCATCAGAATATGGTTTGTTAACAAGTAAAATTTCAAATCCAGAATGTGATATAAAATTTGACACAACTAATAAGCTTGTTTATGTCGAAACCGCAAATAGCATTTATGTTTTAAAGGAGCTTAATGATGAAGATATACCTAGATTTTGATGAAACTATAACTAACTCGATAGGGGCAGTATTGTCTGTATTGAACCCAAAATACAATACGACATATTCTCCAGAAGAAGTTAAATTATGGGATTTTGGAGATGTGTTTCCAAATGTAAAACCAGATGAAATAGAATCATGTTTTGAGTCAGATATATTCTGGAAAAATCTTACCTTCAAAGAAAACGCACAAGAGGTTATCGAAAAGCTTCTTGATAGAAATTACGAACTTACAATAGTTACAAAAGGCACTTTCAATAATCTTATAAAAAAGGTGTGTTGGATTAATAAATACTTTGATAATAGAATCAATATAGTTACACTTAAACCAAACGAATCAAAAGGTAATATTGATATGAGTGATGGAATTCTTATAGATGACAATCAGCTTTATCTTAAAGAATCAAATGCAAAGTATAAGATTCTTTTTGAAAATTATAAGAATTGTGAATGGAATAATGCGTGGGATTCATATATAGTTCATAACTGGTTAGAAGTTGCTGCTGCTATTGGAGTCTTAAACGAATGGGAGGGTCGAAAATGAATGATGTAGAAAACAAATTACCATGCGAGAATCCAGAGGGATTTGTAATTGATAATGCAGAAAAAGCAGAATGGGCATTAAAGAAGATACGAGACGAGCGTGAAAGTCGTGATTACCTAATTGATGCTTGCAAAAAAGAAATCGAGCGACTTCAAACTAAAATTAAAGAAACAGAAGACAAATGTGACGCTAAGACTGGCTGGTTATTAAGCAAGCTCGATCAGTATCTCGATGAAGATGGTGTGCCAGCAAGAACTACTAAGACGCAGAAAAAACTAGAGCTGCCAAGCGGAAAGATTATTCGCAAACTTGCATCAAGAGAAATATGTGTCGCAAGAAATGGTAACACTGGAACAAAGCTTAAAGAAGACGAAGAATTGCTTGAATTTATTAAAGAGAACTATCCAGAAGACATAATTGTAAAAGAATCATGTGACTGGAAAAACTTTAAATCAAAATTGATGATTACTGTTAAGGGCAATATTATCACCAAAGATGGACTACCAGTAGATTGTCTCTTTGGTAGAATTGTTCCACCTAGTGTTGATGTGAAGGTAGATTGCTAATGCGTACAGAAAGATTTAAACCATTTTATACTCCTTGTGGTATACATATATCGGATTGTACAGAAGAATGCGAGATTGAGGGTGAATATAGTGTATATGCCCTTAAATTGCATGGTAAGTATTTAGGATATATCTATTGGAGCGAAGTCAATGATCAATATGGATTCTTCCCGGACGATGATATTGTTCTTGTTGGTGACGTGCTAAAAGATGTTTTTACTTTTATTGATATCTTAATGGCAGACAGGGTGTTAAACTGATGAAAAATCCATACGAGATACTTAATAATTATAAAGGGCAGAGTTTAAAATATCCTGCTCTTTGTCGTATTATCGGAGAAGAACAAAAGTCGGGAAAAGGCAAACAATACCATATCAGTAAAATAGAGCAATATGTTGATCTAGAGCGACAAGGGAGCAAAATTTATATTCGTAAAATATATGATGCAGAAGATGAATTACAAATTATTGAAAATCATGGAAAATTTACATCGTATTTAAGACAATTTATGATTAATTTATTTTGGACAATCAGGCAGACAAGTCCAAATCAAAATACAATTATCTTAACGAATAGAGATATCTTAGAACAAGCCTGTATGGTAAACCAACACTATTTTATTGGTCGTAGTTCGCCATACAAGTATATCAACGAGATAAATCTAGCAATGAATCCCTACGACATTCCAAGTGAAGGATATCTGTACAATAAAATTCTGGACGAAAGCGAAATATTCTTTTCTAGTTCATATAGACTACTTAAAAGAATCGTTTATGATAGTCTTACTGCTTTGGAGAATAAATCGCTTATAATCAAGGATAGAACCTTTCGTCTATACAATAATTCAACAGATTCATTTGGCAGATTTATTTCAAAACAACATGATTGCACCGAAGAAGAAAAGAGTACGATACTAACCATACAACATAAAAGCGTCATTGAGTTTAATGAAAATGTTGAGAGGGATAAAAATGGTCGTAAAAAATATTATCTTAAAAACGTACAATCAGCACATTATCTTTATCCTCAACAGCAAAAAGAATTTTATAGGATTTTAAACCACAATGTCAAAGAAGCTTTTAAGGATGATGGATGGAACGCTTATAGTGCTGCATGGAAAATTACACTTGCAAAAAGTGAGAGTTTTGATTATGAGATGAAAAACATAAGTTATCGACAACTTAATCAAAATGTTCAGAAAAAATTACTTACCGCAAAAGACTTACAAGTTATTGAAGACACTCTTAGAAAACAATTTGTTAATATGTTTATTAAAATAGGTAATAGCGATTGACTATTGCCTATTTTAGTTGTATAATTAATATATACGGAAAGGAGACTATAACATGAGTAAAAAATGTAAGAGTTGTTATTATGATTTAGGTATTTATTGCGAAAATTGCATAGAGAATCCCACATTAAAAAATAAGTTTGTGCAACGATTTGATTATTTGCCCACAGAGATAGAAGAGCGAACTAAATACAACAGCTTATCAGCCTTATTTGAATCAGTTGCACTTTTACACGAAGGTAAATTTAAAGCGCATAATTTAGTTATTAGAAATAAAGTCCGTGAAGATGGATTAAATGAGTTACGAACTTTTATTTATGGCGATAAGGAGTTTGAAGAACCTATACTTGTAGGGTATGTCGATCTTTATGGTGTAGGTGAAGAGTTAGAGAAGAAAATTAAGGACAAATATGTATTTCCAGTAGTGAGGGCAGAATAATGGTAAATAAACATGAACAGTGGGAACTTACGCAAATGCAGTCATTGCCGTTAGAACTCAAGATAAGAAAGACTCAACAGAGAATTAGAGAGTGGTATAATTACTTTAACGGTAGTGTGTATTTATCGTTTTCAGGAGGTAAGGATAGTACGGTTTTAAAACATATCATAGATAATATGTACAATGATATACCAAGCGTTTTTGTGAATACAGGATTAGAGTTCCCAGAAATACAGACCTTTGTTAGAGAAATTAAAACAGGTAAATATAATTGTTTTAATACTAATATAGAAATTTTACGTCCAGAAATGAAGTTTAATGAGGTTATTCTAAACTACGGTTACCCAGTAATTAGCAAAGAGGTTGCAGAAGTTGTTGAGCAAGCTAGAAAATACATAAAAGCAAAACAAGAGGGATTTGAAAAATGTCCTTATTCCTATTCGTACAGAAGACTTAAAGGTTTGGGAGAATATGCCAAAACGACTGTTAAAAATAAAAGGTATACTTGGGAAGAACAACAAGCCTTGTCCCCCTATCCTCCCTCTAAAAAAGATAGATCAACATACAACTGTGAAAAGTACGAATATCTTTTAGAAGCACCTTTTGATATTAGCTCAAAATGTTGTAATGTAATGAAGAAAAAACCATTACATGAATACGAAAAAGAAAATAAAAGATATCCATATATTGCAACAATGGCAAGTGAATCGGCTATGAGAAAGCAAGCATGGTTAAGAACGGGATGTAATACTTTTGATTCTAAAAAAAAGCAATCCAAACCCATGTCTTTCTGGACAGAGCAAGATGTATTACATTATATACAACTACACAATATACCGTATGCTTCAATATATGGAGACATAGCCACGCAAGAGGACGGATTTTTAAAAACAACTGGAGCAGACAGAACAGGTTGTATCTTCTGTATGTTCGGTTGCCATTTGGAAAAAGAGCCAAATCGCTTTCAAAGATTAGAGCAAACTCATCCCAAGCAGTATGCTTGGTGTATTGGGGGAGGTACTGAAATTGATGGGAAATGGGTTCCCGATAAGAATGGTTTGGGTTTAGGAAAAGTGTTAGATTTTATAGGAGTAAATTATGAAAACAATTAAATATAATTTCTATTTCGAAAGATCATCAAAGGAACGAGTGCCGTTGGCACAATGCGATAGTCTAAGCGATTGTATGTGTGTTATGCAACAGTTTATGGATAATCACAACTATAAAAGCTACTATACAAGAATATGGATAAACAAAGGGGAAATGGTGTTTGATGTTGGCAGTTGGACAGAATTTTTTATATGGACAGAACCAATTAAAGAAGAAAGGATTCAAAGATTATGGGATTAGATAATGGAATAGAGCTAAGAACATATAGTGAAATTCTACGTAGGCGATCTTGCAATGTGGAAATTTGCTATTTTAGAAAGTGTTGGGGTATACGTGATGAAATACTCGGAATTTTAAAAGATAATCATTCTAACTATAATTTTAGCGAAATTGGCGGAGGAACGTATGATTTAGATAGTAAAGACGTAAAAGATATAAAAAAGATAATAAAACGATTCCTAGATGAAGATTATTTTAACGATTATGCTGATAGTAAAATATTTACATATGAAGAATATAAACCCATTCTAAAAAAGGCTTATAAAAATCTTAAATGGCTTAGATGGTATTTGTGGCTATGTAGTAGTAATGTGAGAAGACTATGGTTTTATGATAGTTATTAAGAGAGGTGAGTGCAATGACGAACGGTGAGAAATACAAAGATACAATAATTAAATATATAAAAAGCAATTCAGAAGACGATTATTGTGATTTTATAAAGTCGAAAATTCTTTCCTATTACGGATTAAATTGTAAGGAGTTAGATTGTCATGATTGTGGCGCAATTCAGTCCTTATGGTTTAGTGAGGAATATAAAGAACCAGAAGAAAAGGTCGACTGGACGAAAGTTGCAGTTGATACACCAGTATTGGTTAGAAATTTTGATGGGTGTGACTGGAAGAAAAGATACTTTGCAAAATATCAAGATGGTCAGATTTCTACATATAATGACGGAAAGACATCTTGGTCAGCACAACGCACAATTAATTGGAAGCAAGGTAAACTTGTAGATGAAGCTGAGTGATATAACATTTCAAAAATTAACAATATATGACAAAGCCACTAGAAACGTAATAGCCGAAACCGCACAAAATCTTAGCGTAGCTAAAGAAGCAGAAATATGTTATCTTGGTGGGTATATATGCTTAGAGTGTCCTGAGTGCGACAAGATGCTTGGTTTAAGAAATGAATATCATACAGTCGAAACAGTTAAGTGTCATAGATGTCAAATTAAATTATATATTTCAGCATATAAAAGATATGAGAGGTAAAAATGGAAAAAATTCCAACATTATTTAAAAAGCAATACGACAAAAATGGTCGGTATATGGGAGTTATACCGAAATATAATATCCCTATTGATCCGAAACAGGAAATCGCAATAACCGTTAAATATGATGGAACAGCTTGTGCCATAATAGATGGCAAGTTATATAAAAGGTATGACGTAAAACCTGGAAGAAAAAAGCCAGAGGACGCAATTTTTTGCGAAGGATATATAGCGGATAGACCACATAATCCATCATGGATTCCTTGCAAAAGAAATCATATAGAAGACAAATATTATTGGGCGGCATACAATAGAGGATATAGTTATCAAGATGAGGATTTATCTGTTGCTCACGACTTATGTGATGGAACTTACGAGCTAATTGGCAAACATATTCAGAACAATCCATATAATCTACAGTGTGAAATATTGGTAAGGCATGGTGCTGATATAGTTAGTATAAAGCCATTATGGGGCGATCCGACAGAAGCGTATAATTATTTTGAAGACATATTAGATATAGCATGGATAGAGGGTTTTGTATTATGGACTACGGATGAGTACTTAAATCTAAAAAAACCTATTGCAAAAATACGTAAAAAAGATTTTGGATTTAAGTGGGGTAGAAAGTAAATACATAGGACTTAGAAAGGATTAAAATGAACGCAATAAAAACACAAATACTTAAAGTTAAAGGTGATTGGAGAGAGGTTCTTAATGATTGCCGAAGCACAGTAGGAAAAGCGGCATTAGATAAAGAGCCGTCAGAGAAATTCAAGAAATCAATCCTTATCGCAGAGCATTCACCAATTCGAGATATTATAATAAAATGGTTCTGGAAAGGATTGCCACATTGGATTACAGGGCATTATGCAAGACACAAATGGGAGAAGTTTATAAGATCGCAGAGAATTGAGAGAAATGGAGTTCCTAGAGACCAATTATCGCAAACGGAACCACAGAATTTTACCGGTGAAGCGAACATACAACATTTAATTGACACCGCAAAAAAAAGACTTTGTAGAACAGCATCTCCAGAAACTAGAGCACAAATGGAAGATTTAAAAACAACAATACATGATGAGATAGACCCATACATTGCAAATGTATTAGTTCCAAGTTGTGTTTATAGGTGTGGTTGTCCAGAACAATATCCATGTGCTAAACATAACTATTATGAGCGACTTTTAGAAAAGAATCCAAAAGTAGGATCGCATAATATTCAAGAGAGATATGATGCTTACAATGAAATATTCTATAGTAAGGAAAATATATAATGGGAACAAACTATTATGTAAAAAAGAAAGACGGTAGTCATAAAGATACTATTCATATTGGTAAGTCGAGTGCAGGTTGGAAGTTTTTATTTCAATCTGTACCTGCTTATGAAAATGATTTTAATAAAACAAGCCTCAACACATTTGAAGTATGGAGAGATTTTTTGGAAAAATATGTTGGATATGGCAAATATGGTAAAAAGGCAATTATTATAGATGAATACGATAGGAGAATCTACTTGAAAGAGTTTTTAAACATGATAGACGAAAAACAGTTGGAGCCAAATGTGGGTAATTCTGAATTACGTAATGGGTATAGGTTTTGCGATGATATTTTTCGGTAAAGTAGTTGACATAGGAATATAAATAGCTTATAATAAATACTGTAAAAAATATAAAAATAAATAAGTTATACAAAGGAGGGGCAATGAAAACATATATAGGATTTGACGATTTCGGAATTCGCGCATGCGAAGAGCCGCTAGATGTTTTCAGTTATTATCCACCTGCGAGCGGCAGATACTACAAAGTCGATCCTTGGGATAGTAAGTGGTTATGTAGAGGTGTTGCGACAAACACAGGTAGTTATAATACCTCTACAAACACAGATAGTCATATTATTGTAGTAGACAATAAGGAGGGTTAAAATAATGGATGCTGTACTTTTTCTAAAAACAATATCACGAATGTGTAGTAGTTATGATTCGGAGTGCGATGGCTGTCCTATAGCTATTGAAATAAAGCGTAAAGGAGAGTATTTAGATTGCTATGGTTTTATTAAATTGTATATAGAAGAGGTTGTTGAAGTAGTTGAAAAATGGGATAAAGAACATCCGGTAAAAACAAGAAAATCAGCTTTATTAGAAATATTTCCAACAGTTATTCTTAGTGAAGACGGAATCCCAATTATATGTCCGCACGATATGGGACAAATAGGATGTCATACCACATGTGAAGAATGCTGTAAAGATTTTTGGACGGAGGAAATTGAATGAGATATAGGCATATATTAGAAAATTTGTTTAATATGAGACCAGAATGGTTAAATGAGAAAATGGCGACCGAGATTGATTCTGCTTATGCTGAAGGATGGAATGCTTGCAATAAGGTTTGGTTGGCTAGCCTTGCTGCGTTACTTAAAGGAGCTGAGCGTCAAATTGAAAGGTTGGAGAATAAATGACAAATTTTGAAAAATACAAAGAAGAACTTTTAAGTTTTATAAGCAATCATAGGAGTACACCAGCTATGATAGATGGTGCTTTTGTTTCATGTAACAGTCAGTTATGTAAAAATTGTGAGTATAATAGTACTGGTAACTGTTTTATAGGGCTTATAGAATGGCTCTACGAAAATGATGCTAAGATAGATATAGATACAATGTCTTGTCATTCATGTAAATATATAAACAAAACAATTGACGAAGATCCATGTTTAGAATGTAGAAGAAGTTATGAAGATAAGTTCGAACCGAAACCGAAAAAAACAAGGCAGGATGAGTTTTTAGAGCTTTATCCGGATGCCAACGTATTTCATATAAAACCGTGTAGTATTGAAGATAAAAACTTTATTAATGAATACTGTGCTAAGTATGACAATTGTTTAGACTGCGCTAATGACTACTGGCTCCAGGAGGTGAAAAAATGAAATTATTTAAGAGTGTTGATGAAAAATTATCAGAGATAGGATTCGAAAAGTCCTATGAAAGTGATTCTGGTGTTGACTATGAGAAGTATGTTGAAGGCTTCGGTTTTGTACATAAAGTATCTATTGGGCGTAAAGGTAGTGGCAAACATTTATTGCAGTCATATGATCCAGAGTTGATAGGTGATGGTTATACGGGAAACATTGGGGTCGGATTAACAGGTTATGAGACGAAATTGTTCTTAAAGAAGATGAAACAGATGGGTTTATATTCCAAATAAAGGTGGAACGATGAGCAGATGGACATATATCAACGGAGAGGTTAAAGTGAGCCCTATGGGACGAACGCTTGAAGAACAAGAGTATATTTTAAAAACTGTTTTAAACCATCTTCCTATTGTGACTGGTAGTGAAACTTCCATGAGAGTCGATGTCGTAAGGTTAGGTCATACGTGTAATTCAAGCCATGACGAATTAGGTAATAACTATAGTAGACCTAACCTAGAAGGTGAATGGGAAAGGTATTTCTGGCATAAATCTAACTATGCATTTAAGTTAGTGTTAACATCTGCACTGAGAGATACTAGCTTAGGTGAGATTTATAAGTTGTTTTGGAAGTGGTTAGTAAGACTATCAAAACGAATTTACGTCGATTACGTCTTAGTTGATATTAATGATTATTGCAGCCACAGGATAATTCATTACCCAGATGGGTTACATGATTTATTTGAAACTCCTACGTGGGCAAACGAAAAGAAAAATATTGAAGACGTAGAACCTAACTGGTGTGAGTACTTGATGTGGGATAGAGCTAATCATAGTATGCTTCCTGTAGAGTATATTTATAAGTACTATAATGACAAAGAAGTCGATGAAGAGATGATAAGAAGATTGAGATTTAACAAAGAGTCGAGAGATAGGTTTAAAAATAAATAAAATTCATTCACTTTCGAGTATGAATTTGTGACGATTTAATAAGTCTGGGAACTTGAATATAGGAGGATTTGAAGAATGACGAATTTTGAAAAGTATAGAGATGAAATTATAAAAATACAAAAATATTCAGCGAATGATTGTTTAGATTTTGTTATTCCTAATGTATTAGAACCAATGGATTTCGATTGTGATAATATATCCTGTGATACTTGCCATCGTTTATTTTCTGTATGGTTATTAAATGAATACAAAGAACCTGAGAAACCAGAAGTTGATTGGAGTAAAATTTCAGTAGATACAAAAATTTATGTAAAAGACAAAGAGGAAGATAAATGGATTAAGAGATATTTTGCAAAATACGAAAAAGGTAAAGTATATACTTGGATGTATGGGAATACTTCTTGGATTAGTGATGGAATTGAAATAGAAAGTTGGGAATATGCCAAACTTGCAGAAGATGAGGAGGTATGAGATGTTAAAACCAAAAGTGAAAGCTAGTGAGTTTATAAAGTATGGATTTAAACACTGCAAAGGAATTCCGAAAGAGAGAGAGTGTTACTATCTATGTGTGGCAAGGGGATGCAAGATGCTATTTGTAAGTGATGTGTATTTTGATGTGTTTGATTGGGATGAAAAGGATCCAAGAATACATAAGAATGCGAACTGCCGGTACAGAGATGTGAGAACAGCACTAGATATAATCTACGAACTGATTAAGGCAGATATGTTGAAAAGCGAATGGGAGTGAGAAGATGAGAAGTTCATTTGTGGATTCAAAAGAGTTAAAAGTCTTAATTGAAAAAATATCCAGATTATCCTATCGTTGTTGTGTCGACTAAAAATTTAGAATATGAAAAGTATTGGCGGAAGTGCATCGTAATATCGGCAGGAAGCAGGTTATGGGATGATTATGAAAGTTAGAAAGAAACCAGTAGAAGTTGAAGCTGTACAGTGGACAGGCGAGAATCTTGAAGAGATTATAGAATTTTGTGGTAAATATTTATCTTTTATTGAGGGCGATTCTCACACTTTTATGTATATACAGACTCTTGAGGGTTCCCATAGAGTTTCATTATGTCACTATTCTTACTGATACAGGAGGGAAAGAGCTTATGTTTCTTGTATCTCCAGAGAGATATGAGAGATGGGAGATCAGAAAGACAGGAATCCCAGATGAAAAAATGTATGTAGAGATTCTTGAGCGATCATTAAAAATTCCGCTTAAAAATATAACTACCATAACAGATTATAGAAAAGGAAAGCGAGTAGAGGTGATATAGAAAATGCCATTAACGTATACCCAAGAAACAATCTTAGACCTAAAGAAAAACCATACACATGAAGAACTCGTAGATTATTATAAGCAGAAATTAGGAAAGTATTATTGTGTCGGAGAAAAAATTGGAAAGCTTACCATAGGTGAACCATTTTATGACGGTATATATTGGAAATATGAGTGTTTATGTGAGTGTGGAATGACACGGGATGTAAAAGTAAAAGAGGTTAAAAAACTCAAAAATCCAATGTGTAATAGATGCATAACACAAATGAGATTTAAGCCTAAAACTCGCTACGATCTTACTGGTGAATACGGCAGAGGATGGGATTCTGATAACAATGAATTTCAGTTTGACCTCGAAGATTATGATAAAATTAAGGATATTTCATGGCACAAAGACAAGAAGACAGGCTACTTTACCGGATGGAGTAGTCGCAAACAAAGAAAAGTTTATCTTGGTCGGTTTGTCTACGGTGGGAATATATCACAGAAGATAAAATACAGAGATGGTGATGTTGCAAATAATCGTAAAAAAAATCTTGAAGCTCTTACAGTAGACCCTAAAAAACTATATAGGCAAGAAACATTAGAAAACCGTATGAAAAGACGTGAGTATAATGGCGAATACATTATCTCGGTGTATACTCGAAGATTAGAAGATCATCACTATATGACAAAGATTATTGGTGACGCTTTAAATCAACTTGAAGAAAAACGTAAAACGATTGGCTAGTGATAGTTAAAAATGATTGGCTATAAATTATCACCTTTCCGTTCTATATAGGTTAAAGTATATATAAACGGACGAGTCACGTTTTATAGCCAATCATTTCATTGATTGACTAGCCAATCGTTTCCTCATCTTTATTGTTTATATATCCGTCAACCTAAAAAAGTTCTGCACCCAACAGGGCAACCCTCTTGATTGTATGCTCTCACCTAGTGTTCGTTTATACAATTATTGGCAAGCCACTGAAGGGCACATTCATGTCTAGGGGTTGGCTATCGCCAACGAGCTTGATGCTTCACGAAGACTATTCTTTAATTATTATCTATCATGCAATCCCCCATGTACGGGGATTTTTTTATGTCCAATTATAGCTCTTATTTGCACCTTGGTTGGATTTTCTATATTATATATTATGTTTCTAGGTTATTCCTCATGAATCTTGGTGATTCATTCGGAATCTCAATTTTCGTCGGCAAATCCAGTAGGTTCGCGCCGAAAATCTCGGCTTCTCATCTCTTTGGGGTTCTAGGTGTTGGAATTGCAATGATTTGGGGTGATTTATTATGCGGATTTCTGATGGATTTCTTGTAGTTTTTGATGGGATTTTGTTATATTAATATTAAAGGGTGATGAGCAGATGAGCAGCAGATGATGATGAGGATTGGGTGGTTTGGGGTATGTTGTATTGTGGTGGGGGAGGAAAGTGGTGAGAAAGTTGGTTTTGAGGATGGGGAAGGTTTTAGCTGATACACTATTCATGCATAAAAATAAATTCTTTACCTAAAAGTACCCCCCACTATTTTCAAAAAATAATACCCATAATAAATTTTATAGGTATTATTTACTATTGCTGCCCCTTAAAGTCTCAAATTTGAGAATTTCTGGTTGTATAAATATGCATAAAATTGAATATAGAAATTTTTGGTAAATTGCTGCTATTATACGCGCGTAGATATATATATAAAAATAGAATCCCCCACCCAACATATCCCCACCTCTCCACTCACCCCACTTTTTCCCGTCTTTCCCACCACTCTCACACCACTAAGACCCTCAAACAAGCATTTAAACATCACATACACTCCACTAATACAATATATCATACACAATACAGCTACGCCACAACTTTTATCCCAAACCTCACACAAATCCCAAATCTCAATCCTAAACCCTTTTAATCATCCCATTGACCTACACTACCACAACCCCAATAAAAACCGCTCAGAACGTAAACCAGAGCTTCCATCATTTACCATAAATCATTTTTCAATATTGATTATAAATTTCAGTTTGCGACCGGTGCATCCGATTGCTACTGTTCTGCCGATTCAGATATAAGCACATAATAAAATAATAAATAATAATATCAAACCATTATTATAGCCATTATAGAACACAAAACAATAAATTATATATTAATCCGGTCAGCACGCTACAGCTACAAATAAAAAAAATGATCTGATATCAAATTAAAACATATCAAACCATTAATCATTTTACCATTTCCAATTTCCCAAACCACTTTTACAATATCATCTATATATTTCCAATTTCTGCAAACCATACCACATTTTAATAAATCAAATCAGAAATCAATATCAATAAATGCATTTAATTTACGTTTTAAGCGTGTTATTCCTCTAGTTGATACATAATACCATAATGCAATAAAAATCGCTATAATCGAACATGAGAGCTTCCATATTTGTAAATTTATGGTAACATGCAGCTTGTATACTGCAATAAAAAAAATGCATGTCATAAACATGCATTTCCATTTCATCACATTTTTATTTTTTATTTCAATTCTTGATCTATTTTACCTCCATGTAAAAACTTGCATATTTTCCAGTTTCTGCATTTATGCAATTATAATATTCAAATGAATTTATATAATCATTTAATGCAGTATCTGTATTATTTAGCTCCTGGAATGTAAACATACACCCAAATTTTTCCGGTCGCAAATTACATGTAGCGATAACAAATTTTAAATTTCTGATTTCGTCACTAGCTGTTTGACGTGCTAGGCTATATAATTTAGCTTTTGAAATCCTCTGGTAATTATTTCCATTCATTGTAAAATTATACTGTCTCATTTTTTTTCTCCTCCTAAATTTTTATAACAACCCTAATTCCCAACTATTCATTAATCCGGTACAAATTACAATACCGATTATAACAATAGCCGCCCAAATTCCTTTAATTTCCATTACTTTTTTACCTCCATAATTTTTTTTGGCGTTAAGTTGGCAATTTTTACCAGCTTGTCCCTTTTGTTATAGCTGATTATTATTTGCTTTTCTTCCTGCAACTGGTTTTCCAATTCCTGCAGGATTTTATAATTTAATATTTTAAACATTATATCATTCTCCTTAAAAAATCATCTGTAAAATATTTCCATTTTCTAATCTAATGCAATATGTTTTGTCTTCCAATTTCTGGTATATTGCATCAATTTTTTCATCTTCTTCCAATTCTTCTTCATCATCAATCAAATATTCGAAATCATTAATAAAATCATCAAATCCCAATACAACACTGTCGCCGTATTCGTTCCAGTCGCAACAAATTGCGACAACATCGAATTCAAATTCTGTCCCAATTTCTCCGCCGCCAAAACAACAATCAATATAATAATTGTCGATCGCTTCGAATCCGTCGTCGCTGAAATAATTTTCACGGCCGCAAGACTTAAATGCGTCCTGCATTTCCCCTATTGACATAACTTTATACATTTTTTTACCTCCTAAAAATTTACATTTCCGCATTTATATATTTATCCATTGCGTCAATTTCCGCAATTCTATCTTCCATCCGATTTACAATTTCTTCCATTGTGGCTGGTCTATCAATAAATATTGAAATCAAATTTACATTATCAAATTGCATATAACTGCCGCCGATAGACTGATACCATGATATGCGGTCTGTCTTGCGATTATAAATTACTTGTATTTTATTGCCGTATCCGTTACGGCTACAATATTTTTTTGTTGCGCTGACCGCCGCTTTTTTCCCTATAAATTTCATTTTTTTACCTCCTAACACACTTGATATTTTTTTAAACTAGTAATTAAATTCAGTAGCTCCTGCAATGCACAATCACTTTTTAATTTTTTAATTAAATATAATGCAATATTTTTATTATTAATACCATAAACTCCTAAATGACAATAATTGGTATATACGTCGATCCAATATCTGTATGCATATTTTTTCAAATCCAATTCTTCTATTTTAAAATAACAATCGTTTATTTTGATTTTAAAATTTAACATTTTTCCTTTACCTCCTAATTACATAACTGGACTAATAACGTAGCCAACAAAATCATAGTTATCTGTAGTCATATACCTTTGTACATTCCCAGCATTCGGGGAACCGCTTCGACTGGACTTTATTCAGTTTTCAATGTGTTTTTGTAATCTTTTGATTACATTGTTATAATACCATAATAATACCGATAACGCAATACTTTTTTATAATTTTTTATGTTTTTATTTTAGTACATAATCTTGAAATTTTCCTATATAATTGTAGCAAATTTCATGCCAAATATTATACACATTTATGCATAAATACACTAACAAATATTGTAAAATCGCTTAAAACGGCAGATAGAGCCTTGTTTTTTATAACCCTATCCGCTAGAAACATTGAAATTTCAACGTTTGTATAAATATACGCTAAATTTTTAAAAAATAAAGGTGTAATGTATCGACTGGTTTAATCCCATTTTTTTACAGCTTGAAACCTATTGTAATTACTTGCTTGCAGCCATTTGTAAAAATCTTACAATTTGATGATTTAGTGTAAAAATACATGAAAAAACATAAAAATTTTTATTAACAAATTAATGTAAATATAGTAAAATTATACTTGTAAGGAAGGAGGTGTAAAAAATAGATAAAGATAAAATATATAACAATATTTTACAGATTTTATCAGAGCTTCCGTTAGATAGTAAAAAAATGGAAGTTTTCAAGAAGGCTTTATCAGAGCTACTTGATTTGTAAAAAGTTGGAAATTGTAGGATACAAAAATCCTCCAATTTTTTTTATTCAAAACACTTGACATCCTTTGCCGGAAATGTTATACTATAGAAAATTAAATAAATCACGTTTTAACAATAGAGTTAAAACGGTGCTCGGAATGGTAAGCAATTGAGCTTGTAACCGCAAACATTTACCCTGCAATAAATTAATTGCATACAATATAAAATTTGTATACAATCAATTTATTGACCTGGATAAAAATTTATAATTATGCATAATGCAAATTTTATGCCAGACAGGTGTAAATAATTGTAAAGGTTACCATATTCTGGAAGTTCGGATTTTTGGCATGAGTCTTGCATATGCGTATTTATGCATTTGTGTGAATTGTTCGAAAAAACGTGAAAATTCACACAACAAGGTCGCATCACGTGTAGTAAAGACAAAAAAATTCCGGGGCATATATACGCAAGGCATCACGTGTAGTAAAGCGAGAAAAATTTCGCCCAGGTATATATGAAAAAATTTTTTTAAAAAAGATTTTGAAAAACATATTGACATTTAAAAAGTTAAGTTTTATAATAAGAAACATAAAGAACATTTAAAATTAAATAAAGAAAGAAAATGATTTTGGATTTTTATTTAACATAATTCACTTCCTTTCATCACAATGTTTTGTAAAATGTATTACTTCAAAAAATTCAAAATCATTTTATCCATATATTAAGTTGGAAGAGATCAAAAGCCAAGCTCCTTCATTTGTTTAAAAAGTTACATTCAGACGCATTTGGAAAGTTTATTCGTTCAAGGTTGGTCATAAAACTATTATAGTGTAAAGTTTCATTTTTGTTGGCGGCTGATCTCTTCCAACATTTTTTTTATTTTATGAAGCGATTTTGAAAAATTCGTAAACCTGCATTTAGTTTTTAAATTATATCTATATAGTTATTGAAAGCCTACCCCTAAAGATAAGCCTTAAAATTAAACTTATTAACGCTCTAATCGTTTTTTATATGATTGTCGATATATTAATCGACTAAAATATAAAATCGCTTAAATCATAAAATAATTCCTATAAATTTTTTAGTGCAATTCTTAAAATAGCTTGACATAATTATATTTTTGCTGTAAAATAAATCCGTAAGCAAGAATAAAATTGATGAAGCGGTGGTTCGTCAATTAAAAATCAGGAACCAAAAATCAAAAATTGATTTCAAACTGAGAATCAAAAATTAAAAATCGAAATCGACTTTTGGATAACCACCCCTGATTTAAAAATAATATATTGATAACCGCCCCTATCAAGAAAGGAGATTTATTAATGAAAATCAATAAAGTCATAAAAGGCAGTATGGTGGGTAATGAGACATGGTGTGATTTTGAAGTTGAAAATATTACATACTATAATTGCTGCTGGGATAATATAAAGTTTAAGAAAGTGTCATTTAAAAATTGTATGTTTTGGCAGAGTATATTCCTTAATTGCGAGTTTAATAATTGTGTTTTTATAGAATGTCGCTTTATAAAAAACGTCTATAAGAATGTGGAGCTAAAGGATACTAAGATTGAAAATATAACTGATAATTTAACATTAGCTTGTGAGGTGAGTACAAAATGAAAAATGAAATCATACATGGAAAAATTATATCGGTTGAAGATATGCTTGACTATGAGGAAGAATATAGATCGAGAAATGGATCCTTCCTCTTTGGTCTAAGAGAACGAATCTTTGTTAATTGTGTATTTAAAAATATGGGTTTCTTATCTGATTTCGTAATTAGATGTACATTCAAAAATTGTATTTTTGAAAATATAACTTTTGGTGGTGAATGGTTGGATAAGAAAATTTACAATAACATTTTTGAAAATTGTATGTTTTTCAAGTGTAATATATTCAAAAACTGTGAGTCGGATATGGTTGATGCTATTCCAGAATCGACAAATATGCGTTGTCCAAGATACGATAAAATTATTGGATATAAAATAATTACTAACTATAACTATTGCAGATGTTTGCTAGCAACACTTGAAATTCCAGCAGGAGTAAAGCGTAGTTCCGCTATCGGAAATAAATGTCGTTGCGAATATGCAAAAGTTTTATCTATTATAGATGAGAATGGAAATAAATATGATATAGGCAAATCTGCAATAACGGGAATCGATAACCAACTAACATACAAAGTAGGGGAATACGTTTACGCAGATTCATTTGATGAAAATAGATTTAATGAATGTGCTCCAGGAATACATTTCTTTATGACACCAGAGGAAGCTTGGGATTATGTAAGATAAGGAGGTTTTTTATATGTTAGTAGATGCGAAATTAATGATTAATGGAAAAGAATTAAAAACTCAAATTGAAATAGATGAAACGGTTTTGGAGTCTGTCCAGAGTAAAGAAAAAGTTGATCGTGGGTACGGGGAGAAAGTGGTAGATTCACCGTATTTATATGTCGACGATGTTGAGAGTGTAGAAACAAGAACTGATAGGGATGGGGGATAGACGACTTACGCTTTGCAACTGCGAATTATTATTCTTCTGAAGAAGTAGCTAGAAACAACGCTCGTGCAGATCAGCTTATGCGTCAACTGAGGAGGTTTGCTGTTGAGAACAGAAAAGATAAAATTGATTGGAATAATGGAAAAAAACATAAATATAACATCTGTTACAGTTATCCTACTCAAGAAATCTTTGTAGACTTTAAATCTAATTGTAGAAATTTTGAAATATATTTTGACTCATGTGGAGTAGCAGAACGAGCAATAGAAAAATTTAAAGACGAACTCATTTGGTATTTTACTGAGTATAAGGATAGTTTATAAAGGAGATTGATTATGGCAGAGATAAAAGTTAGTAGAGACAGGTTTTATACTCTTATCGGATTGATAAATGATTATGTTCAAAAGTTAGCTGCGGAAATGTTCGTCAGTGATATTAATTGTCCACCGACATTTATAGTCTCACTTAAAGACGATAAAGGAACTGACGAAATAGTTATGACAGTAGAACATAATGGAGTGTCATTTACAGAAACGGTATTTCCTGACAAAAGTGGAAACACTGAGTACGGCTATGAACATCTTCAAACTACAATAGAACGAATGTATAACAGAACTATGTAAAGGAGATTGACTATGAAATTAACAAGAGAACAAGCGATTAAGGAACATCGTAAAATGTGGAATTGGTTAGCTGAGAACCCAGATATGGATAAAGACGATTACTTTGAATTAAATGATTTTGAATATGTGGAGAATGAGTGCTTTTTGTGTCACTATAGCCATCAGAATGATGGAGAATGTTGTGAGGAAGACTGTATTCTTGATTGGGGCGAAACAAGTTGTATGGGCAATATTCCAAATTTAGGATTATATCAAGTATATATAGAATTAGTGAATTTACTTCATTCTATAAGTCTATATTCAGATTGGAGTGTGGATATTATTAAAACACTAAGTTTTGCAAAATCTCGTACAGCTAGAGCTATAGCTGACTTACCAGAAAGGAAAGAAAATGAAACTGACTAAAATAGATAAACTACTTGCTGAAATGGGTTTTGAAAGGAAATACTCCCCTCAATACACAGCAACCTATATCCGAAATATATACGATGAATGTATTTGGATTACTGATAGGGTATTTATAGATCGCGTAGAGCTTGAACTTGAAAGCTACGACACAATAACAAAAGAGCGTTTTGCAAATAATTTGTCTACAGGAGAGCTGTTATTATTTTTGGCAAAACAAACTGAGGTGAGGGAGGGACTGTAATGGCGATATTATGCTTTATGTTAGCTATAATCTGTATTGTAGTTTATGCGCGATTAAGTAAAAAATATGACGTTGAGTGGATAAATGCTTTTACGATAATATTTATAGCATTAGCTGTATTGTTTTGTCTTCTTGGTATTCCGGGGACAATAGATAGTAGATATACAAATCAGAAAATTCAAATGTATCAAGAAGAAAACGAAAAGATAGAAGAGGATGTAAGTGTTATTATTACTCAATATATGGAACACGAGAATGAAACATTTGACATGAGCAAAATAGAATCATCCACTGTTTTAATTCAGATGTATCCCGAGTTGAAAAGCAATGAACTCGTATCAAAGCAAATAGATATCTATAATGAAAATAATAAAAAGATAAAGAAACTGAAACTTGAGAAGATTAAAAATCAAAAAGCAAAATTCTATCTTTACTTTGGAGGTTGATGTATATGGATCGCTACTTAACAGAACATTACAAAGGCAAATATCGAGTATATGCACACTATGATTTAGACACATTAGATTACCCGAGAGATTCAGAAGGAAATATTGATAGTTCTTTTGGAGACTTTTATTTACTTGGTACGAACAAAGTTGAGGTTAAACATGGATTTGGGTCAACGCTTGCGTGCTATATACCGTCTGTATCCAGAGGATATAACATATTAAGAAAATATTATCAAGTAGCATTTGGTGAAGAAGAAAAGGATATTGAGGTTGTTATAGATAAGCTTTTGAAATATGATTATATAGAAAGCTGCGATTTACTCGATGGTGAAGTATTCTTTGAATTTAATGCAAAACATTTAGATAATATATTAGCTAAAATTCTAAAATTAAAGACATATGGTTCAAATATTAGTCCTTTTAGCGTCAAGAATTTGCCAAAATCAGATTACAGAATTCCACCACACGATCTTGCAGAATACAAAATACTTGTTAAAAATCTACAAGGATTTGAGGTTTTAGCATTGACAAGACGGTTTGTAACTGATATACTTAAAATACAAGAATGGAAATCGGAATTAAAGAAAGAGAGGTTAAAGGCTAACCAGTATTTCCATAAGCATGGGTATTGGTCGCAGTGGTTGGCTTTTATAAAAGAAAATGGCATTAATAACTAAAAGATGTAAAAAATGTGAGTATTACAACTCGTATGGGGAAGTTCTAAAGTTTTGTGACTATTGTGACAGAGAGCGACGCAAAAGACCTTGCCCAGCAGGAGACGAATGTACAGTTTTTACACCAAAAAAGAAAAGGAAAAGTGCGTTTAGAAAAACAATAGAAAAAGATATCATACTTGGGTAAAATGTATTTGACAAGCATTGTTATAAGTGATATAATATAAAAAGAAAGTGAGGAATAAAAAATGAACAGAGTAGACTTATATGTATCAACATTAAACAGTGAAAACACTAAGAAGTGTTATCGCAGAGATATTATAGCAATGCTTGATTTTGTAGATAAAAAAGAAGAAGACATTAATATTGCCGATATGCTTGTATGGAAAGAATCTTTAAGCAATCAGTCATCAGCGACAATTGCAAGAAAAATCGCTGCCGTAAAAATGTATTTTAGATTTTTACATATGAATAAAATCATAGAAGACGATCCAGCGGTAGCTTTAAAGGCTCCAAAGATTCATAATAAAGAAAAAGAGCCTTTAAAAGCAATCGAAGTTAAAAAGCTGATTGAAGCTGCAAAAAATCCAAGAGATAGAGCAATTATAAGCCTTATGTGCAATACTGGACTTCGAATCTCTGAGCTTGTAAATATTAAACTTAATGATGTAAAAGAGTCGAATATTGTTGTTACAGGGAAAGGTAATAAACAGCGTATTGTGCATATGAATGCTACAACAGAAAAGTATATCCATGAGTACTTTAAAGTGCGAAAAGATACTATTGATAATTTATTTGTATCAAACCAAGGAACAAAAATGAGTCCAAGATCATTAAATAACACCTTAAAGGTATGTGCAAAGAGAGCCAACATAGAGAAGAATATACATAACCATTTAATGAGGACGACGGCGGCAACATTATACTTAGATAACAATGTTCCAATTCAAAATATCCAAGCAATGTTGGGACATGAACAAATCGAAACAACATTAAAGTATGCGAAAATTAGAAGTAAAAATAAGATGATAGAAGAAACGATGGGAAAGGAGTTATGGTAATGAGAGATATAAAAGATAGCCGAATTATAGCAATTTTATGTATTGTAATCGTTTTTCTTGTCGGATTGATATTATCCCTCAACTATAAATCAAAAACAGTTATACCCAAAGATTTTCCATATAAAGTAGTGATAAACGAAGAAACAGATGAAGTCGTAATTTATACTGATATTAGTGCAATATCTTCAGATAAAGACGGTAATTTAATTGTGAAAGGAGGTGAAGAGTAAAGATGAGTCAATATATAATACTGCTCGTAGGTAAAAGTGGTACAGGGAAGAGTACATTAGCAAAGGAGTTAAAAGATAGATATGGGTTAAAAGAACTTGTATCATATACTGATCGCCCTATGCGTGAGGGTGAACGTCAATTTAGAGGACATATATTTGTAAGCAAAGAAGAAATGGACTCAATGCTTGCAGATTTTGAAGATAAAATAATTGCAAAAACCGTCTTTGACGGTCATAGATATTGTGCATTACAGGAACAGGTTGATAATTCTGATATTTACATAATAGATATCGAAGGTGTTAAATTCTTTGCGGAGCATTACAAAGGGAAGAAAATTCCAATAGTAATTGGTCTTGATGTTCCGGGATTAGAACGTAGAGCAAGAATGCTTTTAAGAGGAGATTCAGAGGAAAGTGTAAGACAGCGGACAACGCATGACAGTGAAGCCTTTAAAGACCTTGAGAAAGTAGCTCATACAATCTATTCAAACAGCAGAGATACAGATATAACAGCAATCGCTGATGATATATATACAAAATTTTTCCATAAAGGAGAGGGGCAAGTGATAAAAAACATAAACCCGGATGATGATTTTGACATGGAGACATACAAAGAATTAAAGAAGTCATGTCAGTCTGTGGCAAATATTTTGCAAAAAAATTATACACCACACACGTCAGTGATAATTAATTCTTATGACTTTGTGGTTAAAGAGGATGTAACTAATGGATTTTTAAAGGATATAGAGGAGGTATAGATAGTATGGCGACACCAATATTAATTATGGGTGAGTCTGGAGCTGGCAAATCGGCAAGTTTAAGGAATTTTACAAAGGATGAAATTTCAATCTTCAATGTGACAAATAAGAAGCTACCATTCAAGAATGATTTGCCGGTAATTAACAATGCCGGATATGATACGATTGCAAAAATGCTTGCGAAAGCATCAAAAAAATGTTATTGCATAGACGATGCTGGACTTAATATGGCAAAAGAAAATTTTGCTAGAGCACTTGAAACAGGATATACGAAGCATACAGAAATGGCAAAACATTTCAATGATATGCTCGAATTTATAACTAGTAAACTTCCAGATGATATCATTGTATTTATTATGATGCATACTGAATCTACGGAAGATGGTAAGGTTAAAGCGAGAACGCTTGGTAAAATGCTTGATTCAAACCTTGGAGGTGGAATTGAAGCGTTATTTACAATAGTGCTTAGGGCAGTTAAGACCGAAGAGGGTTATAAGTTTGTAACTGGTGGTGAAATGGCATCGACGGCAAAAGCACCAATGGGTATGTTTCCAGACAGAATGATAGATAACGACGCAAAACTCGTTGATAGTATTGTAAGGGATTATTATGGGATGGCACCTCTTACAGATAAAAATACAAAAACTGTTGATAAAAACGCAAAGGAGAAAAGTGAATAATGAAGAAACTGAATTTAAAAAACGTAAAAGAATTTGCCGAGTTTAAGCTGCCGATTGGTGGATTTATTTGCAAAATTGTTGATGCAGAAGAAAACGAAGAAAAAGAATATTTTAAGCTAAAATATGACATTATTGGTGTGGCAGACGAAAAAGATAAAGACTGTATTGGCATGTATACGCAGCGTAAGAAAGATAGAGATTTTGACTACCCATCGTTTATAGTATCATACAAGGAAACCGCCTGGGGTATGATGAAAGGATTCTCAAAAGCTTTCGATAAATCAAATAATAGGGATCATGACGACGAAAATATATTTTATACTGCTGACGAACTTAAAGGCGGTAAAATTGGTTTAGTTCTTGGCGAAGAAGAATATGAAAATCAGAAAGGCGAAATTAAAACTCGTTCATATGTTGTAACTAGAGTATCAGTACAAGATATCAAGAATGGTGATTTTAAAATGCCAACTGGTGTTAAAAAACTCAAACCAAGAAGTGGTGTAAGACCAGAAGACAATCCATTCCTTAATGTAGAAGTATCAGTTGGAAATAATGAGGTGGAAGAGACACCTTTTGGTACAGACATCACAGACGACGACGTACCATTTTAGGAGATAATATATGATAGATACGATAGATAAGCTTATAGCTCAATGTAAAAACAAAATAAAGATTGTGGGTTCATTATATGAATTAGCACTGTTTTTTAAGAATAGAAATAATTCTGTCGTATTGGAATATAAAGGTGTTGTTCAAGTGGACAATGCCTTTATTCGTATCAATGGACGAATCTATGAGAAGGATAGAGCATTTTATAATTTTTTAGACGATTTTGGGATTTCTTATAAACTTACACAGAATATTTTACATAAAGAATATTCCACGGTAAACCAATTGATTTCGCCACCTATACTAACCATAACCGTGAACGACGAGCGTGTTTATACAAAAACACATTCACTTAGAGAATGTCCTGTTTATGTGTCAGGGAAAATAGCTAATAATGGTAGTATTAAGGCGCAATATATACGTCTAGCAAGAGCTACAGAGGTAGAGGGTATTGAGTATGAATTGGTTGGAGCTGCATATAGCATGAACGAATATAATGAATTAGAAATCTTAATTGCAGATAATGACCATCATCAAGATATTATGATACCATTAACAAATCATATCAATACTTGCTGGCTGTATTCTTTTGATATGGATTGGCAAAAATTAGTTATAACAGACTTGGTTATCCAAGGGGTGCACACCTCAAAGATTATAGATAGTAAACCAATAGATGAAATCTCAGAGGATTTAGTAAATCAAATAAAGATAGAATATGATATCTATATTGAAGCGATGAAAGGCAAATAGTATGGCACAGCCCAAACTTGTGACATGTAAATACTGTAAAAAGAAAATCGAAAAGGAAAAAGCGTTTTCAGATAAGCCAAGATCGTATTTTTGTAATAAAGAACATTTTAATGCGTGGATTGAGTCACATAGACCCAAAAGAAAATGTTATGTCTGTCAGACGGAAACAAATAATGGTGTGTTGTTATTTAAACATTGGATATGCAATGACTGTTTATCTGTTTATAAGAAGTCTGAAGAATTTGCTAAAGAAGATTTGCTTGACTTCTTATGGAACCTTTACCCAAAAGAAAGCCAAGATACAGCACTTTTTTACACCCTAAAGGCTCAAATTGAGAAATACCATAAAGAGTATGATTTTAATTATAAAGCTATGAAAGTGGCTATATCTTACTATATAAAGGTATTGGAATATAAGTGGAATCCACATTATGGAATAGGACAAGTGTTCCCAAAAGGATATTATATTGCTGCTGAGTATTATGAAACTCGACGAAATCTAAAACATAAATTATCAGGACATTTAATAAGTAATACAACAGAGACTGTAAAAGGGGTAAAAAATAAAAATCTAAAACCGCTACTGCCATTGGACTAAAGAAAGGAGTTAAACATTTTATACGACATAAATTCAGCCATGATGTTACTTGGGTGTTTCGCCAATTCACCAAATCTGCTAACATCATCTAAATATAAAATCGGCAAAAATGACTTTAAGTGCAAGGAATGTGAAGACTCAAAATTTCATAACATTCTTTATCGAGTAATGTATAATGTGGCGGTTCAAGGTGCAGAAGAGATTAATGAAATAATTATTGATACATTCTTGCAGAACTATCCTACACAATATGAGTTATGTAAAGAATTTGATTTTTATAACTTTATACCAACAATTAAGAAGCTTGTGTCGAGCAAGAATATTGATTATTATTACGGCATTATTAGAAAATTTGGTATGCTTCGAGAATATAAAAAAAGCGGATACAACATTACGGAGCTTTATGATGAATTAAAAGATTTTGAATTACAGAATAAAAAACTACAAGAATTAACTCTTGAAGATATAAGTCACCATTTTAAAGCTAAGCAACAATCTATAGATCGAGATTATATCCGCTCAGAATCGGTGCAGCACTATAAAATAGGCGAAAACTTATATCATACAAAGGAAGAATTAAAGAAAACACCTTTAATGGGTCTTTCATATCAGTCACCATTCTTAAATCGTATATGTGGTGGAATTGAGGGTTTAGTGCTTAGGTCTGGCGAATCTGGTTCCGGCAAAACAACATTATCGGTTGGCGATATTTGTATGAGTGGAGTGAAATATTACTACGACAAAAAAGCAGAGGGGTTTGTGGAAAATAAATCATATGTCGGCAATGTTTTATTCATTAATACAGAAATGGACATATATAGAGAGCTTGACCCTTTATTTGCATCGTGGGTGGCAGATGTGCCAAGAAGTAATATAAGACGTGGTGAATATAATGGCAATCAAGAAGCAAGAATAGATAAAGCTATTGAAATAATAAACGAATCTATTTATAGTGTTACTGACCCAGACTTTACATGTTCAAGCTTAGAGGAAATCATTGCAGACTATGTTGAAAACTATAACGTAAAACTTGTTGTGTTCGACTACATTCAAAATCAGCAGTATGTATCCTCAGAGCTTGCAAAAATAAATGGTATGAGTATGAGAGAAGATGTTGTGTTATTACAGATTACAGACAGACTCAAAAATTTATCATTAAAATATGATATACCAATATTAAGTGGTACGCAACTTAATCGAAAATCGGCTGAAGTTGGTGGCAGTCCAGATGAATCATGGCTTGCAGGGGGGATATCGCAGATACGAAAAGTAAATACAAGCCTGGTCATGACAACATTAAAGAAAAAAGATTTGGCTGATATTGAGCCATATTTAACACAACTTAAAGATGATATAGTACCAAATGTTTGTACACATATTATAAAAACTAGAAACAGCGAATTTCCAAAAGGTACAAGAATTTATCAATATAACGATCTTGGAACGGGAAGAACGATAGATTTATTTTGTACAACAAAAGATTTAGAACCTTTAGATATTAAAGGACTAAAAATAGACTATACAAAGGAATAAACATGGACAATAGGATTTTAAAAAAACCTTATATTGAATTTGTAGGAGCTAATGCAAACGAAGTTACAGGCTCAGCAAACCTTGTACGATATCTTAATTATCATATACTTGTTGATTATGGCTTACGACAAACGAATAATGATACTGAAGATTATACATTCAACCTCAAACGACATAAGAGTATAAAACCGAAGTGTTTAGACGCAATATTTCTTACACACCTACACATAGATCATTGCGGTCTTGTACCAAAGTTATATAAAGAGGGTTGTAATTGTGATCTTTATATCCCAGACGGGTCTAAAGGATTACTTACAATAATGTGGCAAGACAGCCTAAAAATCTTCCATCAGGATTATGAGCGTTTTGACCGGAAACCTCTATATGAACAATGTGATATAGACAAGGCTTTATCCCATGTAAAAGAGTATAAACTTCATGAACCTGTAAAGTTAAATGAGAATATATTTTTTATTTCATTTAACGCACAACACATAGTAAAATCTCGACAGCTTTATTTTACATTTACTGACGGAATTAACACTAAAAGAATTGGCTTCACAGGAGATATAAGCGATTATAAAAATAAATATTGGCTATCTCCTATGGAACAATTACCTTATTGTGACGTACTTGTGGCTGAATGCACTTATGGCAGCTATAAACGAATGCATAAAGAACGAGATAGAAAAACAGATGTTAATAAATTAGATACTGCTATTAAGTATGCTAAAACACATGGCTCTAAGGTTATCATTCCAACTTTTAGTCTCAATAGGCTACAAGATATTTTAGCAACACTATACGAAGTGTATGAAGGTAATTGTCCATTGAAAATTGTTGTTGATGCACCATTAGGGCATAAAATCAGTAACTTATGGACAGAACTTATAGATAAAGATCATGCTTTATGGGATAAGCTATCAAAATGGACAAGAATTTACTGGATTAAAGACTTTACCCAGACGGAAGCTTTTAATAGGTTAAATCAGCCATTAATTGTTATTGCTGGTGGCGGTATGGCATCAGGTGGACGAAGCACATATTGGTGTAAAGAACATTTATCAAATTCAGATAGCTATATAATATTTACAGGCTATTCCACACCGGAGTCTATAGCTGGGCAAATAAAAAACGAGAAAATAAAAGCTGTAAAAATAGATGGTAAAACAGTAAAAAACAAAGCTAAAGTTCTTACATTAAATTCATTTAGCTCACATTGCGACTATAATCATTTGATAAACTACTACTTGAATGCACAGTATAATAAGATTTGTTTAGTACATGCAGAACAAGACGCAAAAAATGTGTTTTCCAAAAAGCTTAAAGAAGAATTAGCAAAACAGAATAAAACAAGTAGCGTTGTAGTAGTTAATAAAAATACAAAAACCTATTTCTAAAATTATTGACAAACTCTCTTTTCTGGATTATAATTAATTATGGAAATTCACGAAAGGAGGGTTTGTTTTTTATAAAAAGTAAAGAAGTGAGATACTTAGGTAAGAAAGGTGGTTTAAGAATGTATTATATTGTTAGTACATATGAAGACAGATATTTAAGAGCGGACAATACAATAACAACTGCAAAAGATCAAGCAATAAAATTTGAAACAAGAGAGGACGCACAAAACCTTATAGATCATAGGTTACCAAAGCTAATTAGAAATTGTTTAGGGGATGTGCATATAATCAATGATAACGAATTAGACAGAGAGGATATTAAATATAAAGATTTTAATATGTCTCTGACAAACAAAGAATTAGTAAAAGAAATGCTTTCCTCTCTTATGTCAAAAGTGAAAATTGAAACGCTTAGAGATAATTTAAGCACTTTGGACAAGATGCTTAGTGATATATCTCACTATAGAGAAAATGTTGGTCGCAGCTCAGACGGATTAGACGATCTCGAAAGAAACATATTAATTAAAAGACGAGAAATAAAAAATGAGATTCGATATATCCTCTTAATAGATAAAATGTTTAAGACAAAAGACCAAATAAATATAAAAGAGCTTGTTGACGAATACAATTCAATAGAAAAGGGTGAATTTAAACCTAGGGTTTTAAAAGGATTGTTTGGCGACAATGAAATCATACCAAAATTTGAAGATATATGGACTGAATAAACTTCGTTAGATAATGTGATATAAATAAGATTTAGAAAGGAGATACCAATGTTTGAAGCAATAACCTTATTTGCCTTTATAGTATCAGTAATGGGTGCAGTTATATACTCATTAAGTGAGATTGGGAATATGGCTATGGGACACAAAGATATAGATTTTATAAAAGTTTGTTGCTACATTGTTGTTACATTATGTGGTATGTGGTGTTTATTTGTAAGTAGCTTATAATGGACGCAAAAGAATTAAAAAAACAACTTAATATTGAGCATTATAGACAGATTTTTACTGAGCTTGGAGCAGAGTGGAAAGAAACAAATGGTGAGTATTGGCAGTTAAAAACTGGGTGTCATAATCTAAACTGGGAAGATGGATCATACAAGTTATATTTTTACCTTGACACTCAGACTTTTTTCTGCTTTACCCACTGTAATGTTGCGTTTGATATTTTCGAATTAATTCATAAAAGGTGGGAGCTTGAAAAAAAGCCACATACCTTTAGGGGTATAATTAAGTGGATTTGCGGTGTTGTAGGGTTTTCTGAGCGAGTTTCTGTAGAGGATCGAGTAAACTATTCATCTAATTGGAAGTCTATCTTAAATCCTTATATAAACACTAAAAATAATCCTTGTATACTGAGGAGTTATAACAAGGACGTTTTACAAGCGTTTCCAGCTCTTTATCATGAAAGCTTTATCAAAGACAACATATCAATTCAAACCATGCAAAGATGGCAAGTTGGCTATTATGTGACGCAGAACCAGATAACATTGCCTGTATTCGATAAAGACGGAAGACTTGTTGGGATTCATTGTAGGAATTTAGATAAAGCAAGATTAGCAAGAGGGCAAAAGTATATACCGCTTAGGTTGCTTGGTGGTGATGAGTATAAATTCAAAACCGGACAAGTGCTTTATGGTATCAATTACAATCAATACATGATAAAACGTACTGGACGAGCAATATTGTTTGAAGCACCAAAATCGGTTTTACAAATGGCATCATACTTTGGTATTACTAACAGCGTTGCAAAATTTGGTTCAAATCTAAGTGTTACGCAGCGAAATTTGTTGCTTAATCTGGGCGTGAAGGAAGTAGTTATTGCTGATGATAAGCAGTATAAACAAGCTTCTGGAGAAGAATGGCATAGCTATTGTGCGAGAGTTGTTAAAATAGCTAAAATGTTTAATGGATACTGTAAAGTGACAGCGATAGTGGACGATAAAGGGTTGCTCGAGTATAAAGATTCTCCAAGTGACAAAGGAAAAGAAGTTTGGACTGAACTTTTTAAAAGTAGAAAATTGATAAAAATCTAGGAGGTGATTGTGTGTTTGAAAGATTATTTAGTGTTTTATTACCATTCTTGGCGATTTTATTTATTATTATGTTTATATTCCCATTTGATATAATAATAAAGTTGTGTGTATGGATTGGCATGGGAAGTACAGCTCTATTTTTCTTTGTGGAATATATGAAATGGTGTTTAGGTTCAAACAACTCAAATGGTGTTGACTATGAGCAGTATAAAAAGGATAATCCGCACTGGATGTATCCAACAGATAAAGAACCATGGAAAGATGAGCCGATAGATAAAGCTGTATGGAGGAAAGATGAAAATAAATTCAATATATAATTCGCCAAAAGATATCACAATAGAGTCATATCTTAATAAATGCGGAATTCAAGACATATCTGAGTTTGTTCTGCCAAAAGGTAAATATATTGAATCGTGGTTGCAGAATGATAGAGTAATAAATACAGAGTTATTAATTGAATCAATAAACAGTGAGACTCCCTGCTTTATCATACAAGATAGTGACGTTGATGGCATCTGTAGTGCTACGATTGCATATCAATTTTTAAGGCATATAAATGTACCAAAAAAGAATATTTACGTCTTATTCCATAAAGGAAAACAGCATGGATTTAAAGACATATATAAAGAAGTTATAGGATGTGCTAAAAATCTAAAAAAACCTTACTTTGTCTGGTGCCCAGATGCTGGAAGTAACGATATTAATGAATGCAAAGAAATACAAAACTGTGGTGGAAATATTCTCATAACAGATCATCATGATTCATCTTATGACGGAAGTATAAAAATGCATCATGCAATAGTTATTAATAATCAGATTGATAACGATATAAAAAATAAAGCTTTATGTGGTACAGGTGTTACTTATAAAGTAGTTGAACAATACTGCAAAAAACATAGCGACCAATGGTATAAAAACTTACTTGACTTGGTTGCCTTAGCGAATATTGCAGACGTAATGGATATGAACAATTACGAAAATAGAACATTTAATTATTATGGTCTACGGCGAATTAGGAATTCATTTCTAAAATTCTTGTGCGAGACATATATTAAAGACGAAATAACACCTAAAAATTTAGCGTTTAACGTCATTCCAAAATTAAATGCAGTATGTAGGTCGAATAATCAGGAGTTAAAAGTAGATGTCTTTAAAGCTTTTGTAGGAATAAAAAACAATTACAAAGAAATTATAAAAAGTATGAATAGTTGTTATAATCAGCAGCGAAAATATGTTTCTGAAAAATTCGAAGAATACAAGAACGAGATCGACAAGTTTTATGATGTATATGATTACGGCGATGTTATTTTATTTCACAATGCAGAAGCAAGTAATTACACTGGTCTGATTGCAACAAAACTCTCTGAATATTATGCAAAACCAGTAATTGTTGTATATATCGACGAGTCTACAAGGGTTTGGAGGGGTTCATGTAGAAGTCCAATTGATTTCAGAACTATTTTAAGCCATAGCAATGTAATGAACGTATGCACAGGACATGAAAAGGCATTTGGTGTAGAATGGAATCATGCAGCATGCCAACCTTTAACATCATATCTTAAAAAATTATCTCTTGACATAGAACCTAATATTAGTGTATTATGTAGTTGTACGGTTCCAGAATTAAGCGAAGACTTATTTATAATAGGACATAAGTACAGAGAGCTTTGGGGACATGGTATTGAAGAACCAAAGTATCATTTAAAGGAAATTGTTATAAATGGTACGGATATTAGGGAGGTCGGTACGAATGGAATAAGATTTAACTATGGATTTATAAGCTTTGTAAAGTTTGGTTTAAGTAAAACTGCAAAAGCAGAATTAAATGTTGGCAGAGATATCAGGATGAGATTAGAAGTTGTAGGTTCTTTGGGATTGAATGAGTGGAATGGTAGAGTAGACAAGCAAGTTGTTATGGAAAGGATTATAAGAGTATGAATTATAATTTAATTAATTTTTGTGAAAATGATAAATATGCAGTTAAAAGTTATTGTGCTATACATGATGTTAATGAAAGTTTAAACTTAGGAGATATTACACAGGTTAACATTGAAAGTTTGCCGACAAACATTGATTTAATTACACATGGAAGTCCCTGTTTCACTGCCGATACTTTAGTTTTAACAGATAAAGGCTACAAACAAATTTCTGATATTGAAGTAGGAGATAAAGTTATAGATCATACAAATAGTTATAACAAGGTTCTCAACAAATTTAATCAAGGACAAAAAGAGATTTGGGAAATCAATGCTATGGGTAGTGATACTATAAAAACTACCGAAAATCATAAATTTTATGTAAGAAATATTAAAAGAGTATGGGACAATGATGTTCGTAAAAAGGTTAAAAGATTTGCACCACCCGAGTGGATTGAAGCAAATAAATTATCTAAAGAGTATTACTTAGGGATTGCAATTAATCAAAACAATATTTTACCTGAATGGCATGGCGTAGAAGATAATCGAAAAGGACATACTAAACCAATTAAATCATTGGATATGACAAATAAAAAGCTCTGGTATATAATAGGGAGATTTTTAGGTGATGGCTGGACAAGACGTAGAAAAGAAAGAAATAATAACCTAAGTGGCGTAATTATTTGTTGTGGAAAACATAAAGCTCAGAGCTTTGAAAAAGAATTGTCTGGGTATTTAAACTATACAAAAGTAGAAGACCGAACGGTTTATAAATACCAGTTTTCAAATAAAGAATTAGCAGTGTTTTGTGAACAATTTGGGCATGGGGCACAAAACAAATTTATTCCTGGGTTCGTATTCGATATGCCAACAAATTTATTAAAAGAACTTCTAAGAGGGTATTTTGAAAGCGATGGAAGTATAAATGTGATGACCGGTCAGATAAAAGCCACTTCAATTAGCAGAAAACTTATCTATGGTATTGCTCAATTAGTGGCTAAGGTATATCATAGACCTTATTCAATTTATTTTTGCAGAAGACCAAGTATACATATTATAGAGAATAGGATTGTTAATCAGAATCATAGCTACAGTTTTGCTTTTAATATAAATAAGCGAGAACGAGATCGAGCCTTTTATGAAGATGGGTACTTATGGGTTCCGATTAATTCGGTTATTAACACTCATAATTTTGAAAATGTATATGATATTGAAGTAGAAAATACTCACTCATTTACTGCTAACGGTGTTATTGTTCATAATTGTCAGTCGTTCAGTATTTCGGGGAAACAAGAGGGCGGTATAAAAGATAGTGGCACAAGGTCAAGCTTGCTCTGGAACTCGGTAGAAATAATCAAGCATTGTAAACCTAAGTTTGTTATATGGGAAAATGTTAAAAATGTTTTAAGCAAAAAACATAGACCTGTATTTAATGATTATATATGTACCATGAAAGAAAATGGATATAATACATATTAT